TCACTTAAGAAATTGAGATGGCGGCGCATTGCCATCTCCGTCGTTTCTGGCACGGTTCCGGCTTCCGTCGATCGTCTTGCCTTCGAGGAACGCCTGCCTTCCTACCGAGTACCACCACATTCCGCCGTATCCGGCTCCGAACGGGAGCGACATGTCGAGCTTGTAGTTGTAAGGCTGCCGGCCGGCCGCATCGCGCCAGCCGAGCTGATACACCGCCACGGTGCTGACGCATCCGATCCCGATCCTCTCGGCAGCCCTCTCGGCGGCGGCGGCGCTGAACCCGCCCTTGGTCATGTCCCAATCGACCATTCCCCGAAAACCCGGGTCCGAGATGATTGCCCAGGCGCTCTGGACGACGTCGATCCACCCATGGGCATCCGGCTGCGGGACGCCATACGGCCACGGGAGATCCAAGAAGGAGGTCTCTCCTTCTACCCTCACGGACGTGATCTGCCGCCCGCCGCCCGGCCTATCGGGCCGACTGCGTGCCCACCCTCGCAGATCGCGCACGCGTCGCTCTCGGTCTTGCTCGATCATCATGGCCTCCGTCGCGGTGAGGCGCGGCGCCATGGGCGTCGAGGTGAACAGGTCGTAAATGTAACGGTCGTCAATCAGAGACATGCCTGCATCCTCATTGCGTCGCTGAACTGACGATGTATCAATATTGCCAGTATGTCAATTCATACTTGACGAAGATGCGCGGTTGGTGCAATGTCGCCGGCACTGATCGTTCAGGAGGACGTAATGGCTCAGAAGCCGCTCGAACAGGATGTCATCGACTCCACCGCTGACGCGTTCATCGCGTGCGGCAGAAATACGGCCGCGACCGCGCGCCTGCTCGGCATCGGCCGATCGACCGTGCAGAACCGGCTACGCCACGCCGGCCTTTGGGGAAAGTCGGCCGGCGAGACCGACTCCCGCCCGGTGGCGACGGGCGCCGAAGAGCCGACCCACGAACCGTTCGGTCACCGCGTCTTCGTCGGATCCGGCAAGGTATGGATCCTCACGGCCGCTCAGGACGAGACGTCGGTCGACGAATCGTTCCTGCAGAACCTCGAAGCCTACGCGGCGCACCGTGATGCGCACCTATGGATCGGTGGCTTCACCTACCAGAAGGGGCTCTTCGAGGACCACTCGGTGAGATCCGGGGCCTATGTCCAGCGCGTCGTGCAGTACATGCACCCGTTCGACGAGTACATCGCCGGTGGCAAGGTGCTGTGGCTCGGATCGGCGAACATCCTGCCGACAGCCGTCACCCCGACAACCGGGTTCGGCGTCTTCGGCGGGGACGCCTCCGTGCTGCTGCCGCATGCGCGAATCCAGCTGGAGTCGGTTCCGCGCCTGCCGAACAAGGCACCGAAGGTCGTGGCCACCACCGGCGTCGTGACTGTCCCGAATTACATCTCGAAGACGGCCGGAAAGAAGGCGGAGTTCCATCACACCATCGGCGCGCTCATTGTCGAGATGGATGACGACGGAGAGGTCTTCATCCGACAGCTTGTCGCGAACGAAGACGGGTCTTTCCAAGACCTCGACGTGTTCGTCTCGAATGGCGTGGTCTCGACTGGTCACACGGTCGAGGCGATCGTTCACGGCGACATCCACTATCCCAACGTGGATCCCAACGTGTTCACGGCGGTGTGGGGCGATGGAGGAATGGTCGACACGCTGCAGCCGCGATTCCAGATCTTCCACGACACGATCGACTTCACCACGCGCAACCATCACCGGCGTGAAGGGTCTCACTTCCTCGCCGAGATGCGCGCTGCCGGCTCCGAGACGGTGAACGACGAGATCGTCGGAGCAGCGCAGTTCCTGTCCGCGACGAGGAGGCCGTGGTGCGTCTCCGTTGTTGTTGAGAGCAATCACGATACGGCTCTGACGCGCTGGCTGCGCGACATGTCCGTCCCGGGGAAGGACCATGTCAATGCCGGATACTGGTGCAAGCTCAACTCCATCTGGTTCGAGCACATCAACAACAGATCCAGCGTGAACATGGTCGCTCTGGCGCTCACCGGCACCGGCCACGACCTCAAGGGCATCCACTTCGTCCCCGAGCGAGGGTCCTATCAGGTTCTCGACATCGAGGTGGGGCAGCATGGCGATCGAGGCGCCAATGGCGCGCGCGGGTCGGTCGTCGGACTCGCCAAGGTCGCCCCGAAGGTCGTCGCCGGTCACGTCCACTCGCCGGCGATCAGAGACGGCGCCTACTTCGTCGGCCTCTATGGAACCCTCGATCAGGGATACAACGTCGGCTTCACCGGGTGGGCAAACGCTGGAGGCATCATCTACCCGTCGGCGAAGCGGACGCTCGTGTTCTTCTCCGGCCCGCGCTGGCGTGCCTGACGCGTTGCCATTTCAGCAAATCTGGAGTATCCAATGACGCAAGTCGATACCAATCCGAAGTCGAACGTCGGCCGCCTCAAGGCCCCGTTCGCGACCATTCCGAAGGCGGCGCTGGCATACGTCGGACTCGCCCATGAGGACGGTGCGGCAAAGTATGGACCGATGAACTGGCGCGAATCGCCGTTCAACATCTCGGTCTATGTCAATGCCATCGCGCGGCACCTCGCAGCGTTCGAGGGAGGTGAGGACTGCGCCGCCGACAGCGGTGTGCCGCACCTCGCCCACATCGCCGCATGCACGCTCGTCCTGCTCGACGGCATGATCCATGGAACGGCGATCGACGACAGGACTCCGGGGATGGAGTCCGACGTGCTGGCGTGGGTGCATGAATGGCGGATCGATGCCGCCGCCCGGAAGGCCAGCGGCGATCCCGCGCTGGCGTCGTTCCCAGTCCCCAGCAGGAAGCACCCGCAGCTCATCGACGCCGCAGAATCCGTTCCGCCCGTCGAAGATCTGCAGACGCACCTTGAGCGTGTCTCTCATGCAGTCTGCCGCGCGCGCAATGGTGGGTCTGGCATCTCGCCCGGGCGGTATGAACTGCGCTGCGGCAGATGTTTCGATCTCGACTGGTCGAACGCTGACAGGACCAGACTCGAATTCAAGATCGATGGGCGCACGCACTACTACCGTCAATCCGACGGACAGTACCTCGGCTACTCGGATCATCCGTTCGAGCAGATCCGCGTCACGTTCAATTCCGAGCTGTGGATCTTCGATCGCGTCGACTCCACCGGCGATACCACCCGCAACACCACCTTCGGAGATGTCCAGTGAGCAAGCTCTACTACCTCGCAACCGTCTACACCAAGCACGTCGGCGGGGCCGAGATGGCGTTCGAGGAAGCTGCTGCCATTACGGCAAGCCTCGCCAGCCAGAACATCGTCGCGTTCTGCCCGATCGCCCACAGCCATCCGGTCGCCGCGTTCCTGCCGCCGGAGCTGCGGTTCGATCACGACTTCTGGGTGAAGATGGACGCGCCTCTTCTGGAGCGGTGCGACGAGCTGATTTTCGTGCAGATGCAGAACAGCGGCGTCTCGCGCGGCATGGCTCACGAACGAGATGTGTTCGAAGCGCTCGGACGGCCGATCCGCTACATGCCCTACGACGTCTACAAGGCAGCCGTCGCCGGCGAGAGCACCATTCTCGCGAAGTGGGTGCAGGCCGAGCTGCTCGGGGGTGCCCAGTGATGGATGCTTCTGCGCTCCTCAAGGCCGCCCGGGAGGTTGGCTACGGCTCCTTCCGGCACAATGGACGTCGGTGGATGACCGTCGCCGTCGGCGATCTCCCCAGCGCCTTCCGCGATACTCGCGGCGGCGTCAGGCACGACCTGCTCGCACCGCTCATCGATTCCGGAGATGCGATCAAGAGCATGCCGGGTGCCGGCGACTTCCACGTCACCGCAGAATGAAGAAAGGCCCCGGCGCAGGAGGCAGCGCGCCGGGGCCTTTCATCCCCTCGACCTGCTGCGGATTCGCGCAGGGAGGTGGTGTCCGCTATCGATCGATGTCTCTAGTCGGACTCATCCGTCGCGCTGCTTCGCCGCCTCGGATTGGCGCGAGGTGACGCCGCCAGCATGGATGAAAGGTCAGACCGAAGCGCCCGCGTCTCGGAAAGAACGCGCTCCTCTGTTCTGGCAAGGCGCTCCTCGAATGTCCCTTCGGATCGCATGAATCGCTCGTCGAATCGAGCGAGCGCCTCCATCGTGACATAGGTCGACGCCGACCTCACCTTGTGTTCGGCAAGGTCCTTCTCGATCGCCGCCTGCCGTTCGTCGACCTTGGAAAACCGACCGACGAAGATCGAGACGACGGTGGCGATCAGGCCGAGGAGACCGACCACGGCCACCAACATTTCGAGCGTGACGTTCATCTCTGGCTCACGGCCTCCAGCCGCACTGGCTGGCTCCGACCTCGTCGTGGGCGAGGATCTGGCGCGCGGTGGAGTCCGACAGGCGGTCTGCCGCGCTCGGGCGGATGGGCGCTGCGATGTCGCAGAAATTACCGCCCGCGCATCCACCGAGCGAGACGGCGATCGACATCAGCACGATCGAGAGCGTTGACTTCATCGGCGACATGCTTCGCCTCCCTTACTGCTGCTGCGCTACGGGCAGCCTGCGCCGCCCGCTCCGATTGCTTGCCGGCCCAGAAGATGCGGGCAGCGATGAGAAGGATCGCGACCGCGACGCCCGCGCCGATCGCCAGCCTCTCCTTGAGGCCGGCGAGCAGGGTGATGATCCACCCGATCATGCCGGAGCGCCCCGGCGCCTCACGGCCTCGATCTGCGGCCCGATCAGGCCCCAGATGACGAGGCAGAACCCGACCACCGTCACGGTGACGAGCAGCGGCTTGACGCCGGGGATGTCCGAGAACTGCGCCAGCATCGACGACTTGTCGATGATCTGCTGGCCCGTCTCGCCCAGCGCCGCGAGGCCGACGCCGGGGGCAGTGGTGTCGACGGGCTGGGCCGGTGCGGCGGTTCTGGGCGCCTTGGTGTCGGCCGGCGCCACGGCGTCGGCGAGCGCGGCGCGCGTTCGCGGCCCCGCTACTCCGTCGACTTCGAGGCTGTGGTCCTTCTGGAAGCGCTTGATCGCGGCGACGGTCTGCGGACCCTTTCGGCCGTCCACCTCGACGGCATAGCCGGCGGCGGCCAGCATCTTCTGCAGGCCCTCGACGTCCGGATCGGGGTTGGCGACGGTCCACGACGGCGCGGGCTCGTCTCCATGCAGGGACTGGACGACCGGCCAGATCTTGTCGAACCACGCGACGCGATCGGGGTATCCGACGAGACCTCCGTTGATCGCGACCGAGATCTCCTTGATCGCGTTGCGGTCGGCCTTCTCGTTGCAGTCCTTCTCGACCCACTCTGCCAAAGCGATCTTGAGTGTGTAACGCGGGTCGACCGCGAGATCGGGAGTTCCGACGAGGTCGATTCCGAGCAGGCGGCCATAGGCCTCGTAGCTGTCCTTGCCGGTGCATTGGATGATGCCTCGGCCAATATAGGCCCACCCGTCGCCGCTGCCTTCCGGGCCATTGCCCATTCGGCCGCCGTAGGTGTGCTCGGCCAGAGCGCGCGGGTTGTGGGCATAGGGCGCCGCCACGGCGGTGTTCGGGAACCGCTTCGGCCAGACCTTCGTCATCCGATCTGCCGAGTAGCTCATGCTCTCGACAAGGATCGTCAGACCATCCGTCTCGTGGAATGCCTGCGCGAGGAAGTGAGCCAGCCTCAGCGGGGTCGTGATGCCGGCCTTCACGAGGTCGTCGTCACCCGTGTCGAACGCGGTGATGTAGTTCTGCTTGGCGCTCGGGCAGAGCCGGCGGACAGCAGCGAGGGCGCGGATCATGTCAGGCCTCTTGCGGATCGTTGGTTGTTTGGGATGCAGATCGCTTGGCTGCCGTAACGCCATGTCCGCCCTGCCGATTCGGCAGGGGACTACGCGTCGAGCCAGCTGATCTGCTCGATTTCGCCGACGGTGCTTGCCTTCTCAGCCTCATCCGTGAGCCGGGCCAGTTTCGTCTGTGCGCTGACGACGGCAGCTTTGCCGTCGGCCCCGGCCTTCTGAATCTGCTCGGCGCTGTGATCCGCGAACGACCAGATTCCGCTCGCCGGGTCGAGGACCCAGAACGGAGTCGACCACGATCCATCAACGCCGGGGAGCATGGACGCGACGACGGATGCCGAGAGGTTCGCCTGATCGACGGGCGCAGACGGGTAGACGTGTTCACGGCCCAGCGCGGAAGACGTGAACCCGGCGACGATCTGAGCCGAGGCGGCGGTGCGCAGCATCGCGATCTTCGACGAGCGGATGGCCGTGACGTCGCCAGTGATGTCGGGCGAGTTGACGACCTCGGAAAGCCCACTGCCGAGGTATTCGTTGTAGGGCGAGGTCATCACTTGACTCCGTACAGATAGAGAGTGCCGGATCCCTGACCCTGACCGCCGCCCTCGAACGTGACGGACGTCGCGGAATTCGTGTACCCGGCTACGCTCAGGCTGGAGAACGCGCCTGCGTATGTGTTGAACACCAGCGTTGTTCCGATCGAAAGGTCGTTCCACAGAATCGTCGACCAGTCGACACCGCTCGTCCCATTGTTCAGGCCGCAAGCGATGCCGTTCCACTTGTTGACGACCTGATTGGCGCCGGTATTGCACTTGGTCGCTAGGTACAGGAACTTGTACCCGGTCAGATCAAGGCCGGTGACGGTGTAGGAGATGACGCCGGCCATGTTCTTCGATGCGAGGAGCGTGTATGCTCCGGCGCCGGGCAGCGCCGCCCAGCTCAGAACGCCGGCTCCATCGTTCTTGAGCACGCCGGCGGCGTTCGCCGGGAGCGAAGACCCGGCGGCCTGCGCCACCCAGCTCAGAACGCCGTTGCCGTCGTTCTTGAGCACGCCAGCCGCGTTCGTCGGGAGTCCGACGACGGCCTGATCCCAGACCAGATTCCCGTTGCCGTCGTTCCTGAGAACGCCGGAGGAGTTCGTCGGAAGGGTGATGGGCTGCTTGACCCACTTCGTACCATCCCATCGATAGGAGACGCTCCCGCCGCCGGGAGTCCACACGTCGCCGATGGCCGGCGCGTTGGGGATGGTGATTGAGGCGTAGCGCGTCGTCATGCGATCTGGATCCACGAGAAGGACACGCCATCCGTGATGTACTGGCTCACGACACCCTTGGTGGTGTCGTACCAGAGATCGAGGACGGCGGGGGCCGCCGGCGCCGTGGCCGACGCAGTGAACTTCGGAACGGGCGAAAGCGTCGCGATGGCCTTGGTCAGGCACCGATAGGTGAACGTGTCGTCACCCTCGCCGGCAGGCGTCACGCCGAGCTGGCTGCCCATGTGGACGAACTGGCCGACGAGCGCGTTCAGAAACGAGGCGTCGAGGATCGTCCCGTCGCCGGCACCGGCGGCGGAGCAGTCCTTGAACCACGTCTGGAGCCCGTTCGAGGAATTCCCCTTGGTCGTCGGGCGCGTCAGCGAGAAGTTCGCTCCCTGCGGGCCGAGAATACTGGTCATAGACCCTCACTTCATGCGACCGAGAACGTCACCTCGGTATGAGCAGGCTTGAACCGTTCTATCCAGCAGAAGACCTGATTGAAGTCGACGCTGCAGAGAGGACTGTCGATCGGATGAACCGATACACCCAGTGGAAGGCCAGTCATTGCACCGTCCGTGTCTCCGACATAGATCAAGTCGGAACACGAATACTGGCAAGACCCTGCCGATCCGGTACTGACTACAAGCCCCCACCGATAGGCGTCGGCATCGTAGGTGTACGGTTCTTCCGAGTACCACCCACAGATCGCCGGGCCGATGCCCGGGAACGGTTGAGTCGCAGGTAGGTCTACGCTCCCATCAGAGCAAGCCGACGGGAGGTGGCCCACGACCGGCGGAGCGACGCTCTCCCCATATCCTGCGATGTTGCAGCAGTCTGGGCCGAGCGGGAGCTGCCCGAGTTCGGATCCGACCGGGGGCGTGGTCGGGCACGACCCGACGTAGATGTATCCGAGGTTCGATCCGCCAATTGTCACCGTCTCGGATGTGGACGGAGGCTTCTCGCACGAGACCTCATACCCCATGAGGTGAGCCACGTCGGTGAAGTATTCGCACGTCGACCCGCCCTGCATCGCGACGCGAGCACAGAGGTTGTCGCCGTTCGGGTCGCATTCATCGGGAAGCCCGTATTGCTCCATCCATGTCGGCAACGACTCGTTCGCCGACGAGCAGAACAGTTCTCCTGCGAAGTCGCAGATGCGATCCTCGAACGCCTTCACAGTCCCTGAGAATGCCCGCCAGAATTTCTGGAGCACCGAGGAGTCGTCATCCGGCCAAGCCCGCCCGCGCGGCAGCATTGACTTGACGATCCGGTGGTGGTCGTCGAGCGTGAGGCCGCACGCAGGGTCGAAAAGCTGCTGTGCCATCAAACGAAGCTCACCTTGGCCGGGTCGAACGCCATGATGTAACCCGGGGGGACAACGAAGTCGGCGGCCGGCGTGGTCACGTTGTGATACTGCTCGCCGGTGGCATTGGACACCGCCTGCCACACCCAAGAGCGCCTGAACGTGAAGGGTTCTTTCGGAGTCGAAGCCTGAGACTTCTCTCGCATCGCCGTTTTCAGCTCAGCGAGAACAGCGTTTCGTACCGCGACCGTGTTCGGGGTGAGACCTGCGATCTGGATGATCGTCGGAGCGGAGACCGGGGCGAGCACCTTCACGATTGCTGTCACCGGCGCCTGAGCGCTGAGGTGGGCCTGCACGGACTCGACGTCCTCGGGCTTCGGGATGCCGTCCGGATAAGTGTCGTCCATCATGAACCACACGCCTACCGTCCCGGCTCCGAACGCGTTCCCCTCGACCCAGACACGCGTCACGCCGGGGACGGATAGCGCCCACTGCTCGTAATCGTAGCGGGAGCCGCCGTGCGGAGGGCGCTGGAGCCGCAGAAGTACGCGGGCGCGCAAGTCCTCGTCAGACTCCTCGACGCTGCCGTTGGCGATTGCCGTGGCGGCTCGCGCCGTTGCCGGGACGCCGGCGATGACCGCCAACAGCGTCAGCGTTGTGCCGCTTGCGCAGTTGTAGTCGGGGCCGGTGGCGGCGGCCGAGATGCTTGCCATGATCAGCCCTGCCGACGAGGCGGCAGCGTCTGAGGTCGTGACGTACTGCAGGCCGTCGGCGCGCTGGAGCTTTGTCCCGGCGGGAAGTACCGAGCCCGTGTCTGCCCCGGTGATGCGGATCTGGCCTCCGGAGAAGTCTGCGCTCTTCCGATAGATGCCGTACTGCTGGGCATGCCGGTCAAGGTAGATTCCCGTCGCCGTCAGGACGAACGCCTGCTTGAACACCCACCCAAGCCGCTTGTAGCTCTCCCACAGACGACCAGCGATGACCTTCGCTGCGACATAGACGTTTGACGGGAAGAGCCAAGGGTCGGACGACGGAAGTTCAGACTTGAAGGACTGGCGGACGGCCTCTGTCAAATTGGCAAGGCTGGGGATGGTGAAGTTGATCATTGCCTGCCTCAGTTCGACGAGATTTCGGGATGAACTTGCTTCCAATAGCGCATGAAGCGCTGGTCGTATTTCAGAGTCCCATCTTTCGAGTAGATCTGAATTCGGAGCTTTACATATTGGTTTTCAGCACTCCACTCCAGATCGACATAAATGCTCGCCGCAGCGCCTTGACGGGTTAGTACCGACAGGGCGGCCTGTGCCTCGCGCTGGATCGACCGAGCGACCATCTCCGTCAGCACGGAGCGCTCGTAGAGCCACATGCGCGAGCCGAGCGGCTTTTCGAACTCGGAAGGGCGCAGGTCGACATAGTCGCCGAACCACCCGCGCCGGTCGTCGTCATCGAACGGGAGCATGTCGTCATCGCGAGCGCGGACGTCGGTGAACAGGCACAAGATCACTGCGGTATGGAGCTGCGCGTCGTTCGAGAGGTCGCCGTCTGTGTCCAGAGACCAATCGCCGACCGAGACGAGAGGGTCAGACCAGATCGTGTCCCATCCACCGGGCTTGGCGCTCTGTTGTTGGCTGTAATCGGTCATTCGACAAGGACCTTCGTGGCAAGGCCAGAAACGTCGGAGAACCCGCCGGTATCGACCGTGCCGAGCATCGCTGCCGGCTTGGAGGCGCCCTCGGATCCGAGTTTGACGAGGCCAATCAGCACGATTTCCGGAGCTTCGATCACGACCTTGGACGCGTGTTTCAGTAAGGCCGACCCGGCGGTGAGCTGCAGAATGTTTCCGTTCACGTCGTAGACGGTGGTGGACCCCGTCTCGCCGGCGGACTGGCGCTTGCCTGCAGTCGAGCACCCGACGATATGCGCCTCGTCCGCGTATCCCCCGTTGCAGAGCACGAGAACGTCGCTGCCGGCGGGCGGCACCGAGCTGATGCCCCAAGTCTCCCAGCGCTGGACTTTGTCCAGCTCCTCTCCGGAACGACCTTTGATCTTCATGCGCTGGATCTTCTGGCCGTCGTCGACTGATTCAATCGACCCGCGCATCGCGGAGTTGTCCGTCCTCGATGCCGCGTGTTCGACCATCGCTTCCAATCGCTCGATGCGGGAGATCAGGTTGTCGATCATTCTCCTGCTCCGTCAGGAACGTCGGAACTGGACTCGTACTCAGGCGTCGTCCACGCGTCGTCGGAACCGGCGCCGCTGCTGCCCTTCTTGGATTTTCCACCCCACCCGGCCGGGTCGACGATCTCCATTTCCGAGATTGATCCGCTATCGTCGAACTTGTATTCGACGCTTTCGATCAGCATCTCGCGAGAGACCTTGAGCCAAGGCGACACTATGGCGACGCGCTTGTTTGGTTCGACCAAGATGCCATTTAGGTAATGGCCGTATATGATGCAAGTGATCTTCGTTTGATCAGCCCCAGAACGCCTAGCGTCCCAGTCAGCACGATCCTGTGCTGTCTGGCTGTCAGAAGAGCGTTCGACTACACTGATTCTGACACGATTTCGCTTCACGGATCCGTCGGTGACAGTCGCGTTCGGCTGCGATGCCTCCTTGCCATACCGGCCTTCATGGCCTGACATCTGTCCCTTATTCTTGTGTTTTTTGTGCTTCTTGTCATCGGACAGGCTCGCTTTCATCTTTTTTACGGGAAAGATGCCTTCGGCAAGCGCGCCTATACTATCATCTTTCGACCTAAACAGAATGAACGCGTTACCAGCACCGCCGCGCACGCCGAACCCGCAAGACTTCGCGAGTCGAAGCGCCATGGCATGTACGGTTTCGCCTTGGTTGATCTGAAAGCGCTGGAGCTTCTTGAGCTTGACGTCGCCTTCGACCTCAACAGAAAGGCCGTATGGGGCGCCAGCTGCCTCGATGATCTCCTTGGCGTCCATGTTCTCGAATCGGCCGGTCGCGTGGTCAACTGAACTGTCGACGGAATCCTGCGACGCGCTACGGCCAGTCACAGTAATTTTGTGGTCGGTCTCATCGAATTCGGGCTCGAAGCTGTTGACGAAGCCTTCGAGGACAACGTCTCCCTGCTCTGTTTCGATGCGCACGGACGTCCCCGGAGGCTGCCAGAATTCATCGGTGCCGATGCCCTCGGCGACTTCTACGGAAAATGTCCGCGTCGCGTCCATGTTCGACGCCGACACGCTGATCGACTTGGTGCCGACCCATTCGTCTCCATCGAAGAAGATGCGCAGGCTCATCGCGCCAGAACCTCGATGCTGGTGCCAATCAGGCAGGGGTGTGTGGCGCCGTTTCGCTCCCAGATCTCGGTCGATCGCTCTGGGTCGGCGTAGATCTTCGTCGCCATGAACAGCGATGTGGTGAGCTGCGGGGACGTAACGGAAATTGCTGGCTTGAGGTATGCAGTAGAGATCGTGAAGGCCTCGATCGCCCGGGTGCGCATCTTCGTCCACGCCTCGATCACGTCAGGCTCTTCCTCGTCCATGAGCAGAGCTTCGCGCTCCAGCACTCGGATCATTCTGTTTCTGGCGGAGAGCGCCTCCTGCTGGCTACCAAACGGCCGCCGCGCGACACAGAGGCAATACGCAGCCACGACGGCCCGGCGAAGCGCGTCGTTCAGCGCAATCGAATTGCGCCAATAGATCGTGTCTGAGGCCGACTCCGGCTTCACCCGAGAGGCATCCGAGCCATAGTCGTAGATGCGCGCCATGGCGTCGGCGACGTCAGAGGCGGCGGCGGCGTCAGTATCGAGCGCCGCGTCAAAGATCGCGGAAACTCTTCCCGTGAGATCGGACGGGTTTGCTGCCAGTGCAGGCGCGTCGGAGTATAGTTGCTCAACCTTCCGTAGGAGTGCCGAACTCGTCCCCAGCCCAAGCGTCAGACGGAACGTTCCATCGAACAAGGCCGCCCACGACCGTATCAGGTCGATGCTGCCGGAGACGACGAAATCAGCCGCCGACGCAATGCTCCATACCGTCGGTACGGCCGATACGAGGGCGGAGATTGCCGAGAACACGGCGCCTTCGAGGCCGAAGAGCGACGCTGCCAGAGCGACGATCTCTCCGGCTCCAAGGTCATCGTTCTGCTCGACGAAGCTCGCCGTGAAGCGGACCTTGCCGAGCGAGTCGAGCCTGTTGTCGAACGAGATGTCCTTGAGCGCGCAGATCATGTCGCGCGAATAGAACGGATGGACGAGGGTCGAGAGGCCGCCGCTGGTTGACGCGGCGATCAGCGCGTCGCGCTGATCCATCCAATCGCCGCCCGACAGATATCCCTCGATGTCGTAGGTCCGCGCCTTCTCGCCAAGATCCTCGATGAACGGCGCATCTCGCAGAGGGAACTCATGGACGACGATGCGTCGCCCATACTTGTCAGTCGACGACTCCACCCAAAAATTGACGCCAGCGTATGACCCCGGTCGTAGCTGGTGCAGCAGATCATCACCAGTGTAGCAGGTGCTCACGCCTTCGCCTCACACGCCCATGGATCATCACCGACCCGACCGGCCGCTGGCCGGCATCCTCGATCTGGTGATGTGGCGGTGCGTGAACTCGCAAAAAACCCGGCTGCCGTGCGCAGCCGGGTTTCGATCCCCACAATGTTTCACGCGATGTTGCTTAATATGATGTCCGCCCGAGCCGATATTAATTGCTCGGCAGCAGCTCTGGGGTCGTCGACATCGCCGAGAGCTATCTTCGTAAGAACGACCTCTGTCGTAAGCCAGCACAGGTAATTCTCAAGTACGTTCTTCATCACGGACTTCTTCCATTTGTAGATGCGAGACATTTCCTATGTCTTTGCCTGACGTAAGGTATTTCAGTGCGCGGATGTCATCAAGCAAATATCGTCGAAATCTCACCTGCAACTAAATTACATGTGGAAAAGTTGCCCATATTTGCAAACATCGGTTGCAGGATTCAACCGTCTGAAAGAATTCAGGAATTTCTCGGTGCTGTTCGACCGTTCAATGCTCGCATAGAGAGTCCTAATTGGGGGTAGTTACTATTGCTCTGCATTATGCAGCAATAAGTATGGCGCCGTATCTGCGCTTTCTCTTGGTGGTTGCGACTAGGCTCGTATCTTTCAGCGCCGACGAGAGGATCATTGAAGCGACAGCGCGCGCGTTCGCGGCCGTGGCGATCGGCGCCGTGTCGACGTCCACTGCGCCAGAGGTTGTGGCGAAGGCAGCCGCCATGGACGCCGCGGTGCCGACGTGAACGAGCACCTCGGCGACGGCAATGGTGCCACCAGAAATCGACGATGAGGAATCGTCGAGAGCCGACGACCCGGATGCGGTCGTAAAAACGCGCGCGGTCGCATCGAGCGTTGACAACCGAATCGATGGCTGAGCAGGCGGCGTCGACCCTATTGCGGACGTCGCAAGCGACGACCAAGAAGGAGCGGCCCCATAGCCGGCGGCGCGGGCCGTGGCAACCGCCGCAACGGCACCGGCACCTCGGCACGCCGCCATGGACGCAGTCAAATATCCGGTGCAAACGACGATGGCATCAGATGCAGACGACGCGCCGCCGATATGCGCAGAACCAGTGGCGGAGGAAACTAACGCGCTGCTGCCGGCAAGAGTCAGGAGATCCAGCGACGCGAGCAGCGATCCGGTAGCGCATCGAGATGCGTCGGACGCAGCAGCAAGGTCGGCTAGCTGACTCGTGCCGTGTCCAATCGACACCGCAACTGCAGTTGCAGTGGCTGCCGACGCATCTAGGGTGACACGTCCAGACTGAACGCCAGCGAGGGCGCCAGAGCCGATTGCAAACCCGCCGAGGACTCCTCCCGTCGTGACGTTGTCGACGAGGCGAGCGGTGGAAATTCTGACGCCGGTTCCCGACGACGTGCAGGCGGCGAGCGGAGATGGCGAGATCGACGCGGAAGAGACTGCAGTCGCTACCACCGACGCGGCAAGGCGCTCTGCAAACGAATTTCCAGCGGCGTTTGCCGACACTCGGGCGGCGCCGCTGGCGATTGCCGTGGCGGTTGCTATGGACAGAGCCGCTGCCGTCTTTGCCGACGCGGTTGCCGCAGTAGTGGCGCCCGTCAGCGCGCCTGATACACCGCTGGCTTTGCTCTTCGCTGAGGAAGCCGCAAATAGCTGTGCAGGCGATGGCGCTAGGCCAGCCGCCGCCGCCGCCCGCGCCCGCGCTGTGGCAAGCACGGAGGCGGCAGAAAGCGCTTGGGAAACGCTTGCGGCCCGCGCCGACGGCGTTGCCTGTCGCGTAGCGAGCGGCAGTGTTGCGAGGGGTGCCGAGCCAAGCATTGACTATACGCCGAGGTCAGCCGGCGATCAGCGCGTCGATCTCGGCGTACGTGGTGATCGCCCCGGCGGAGATGGCCTCGTCTGCCATGCGCTCGCGGGAAAAGCAGCTCTGGACATGGCCCGCGACTGCAATTGCGATGTCGCGGATCTGTTCGGCGGACAGCGTTACCCAGCCAGAGGACGCTTTGAACTCGACGCTGCTTTTTCCAGACGTCTGAACATAGGTCAGAGCGCCTGAAATCATCGACTGACTATCCCTCGACGTATCGATCGCGACCCCGCCAACGGTGATTCCGCCGGTCTCAATCGAGAACCGCCGCGAAGCGGCGTAGGCGAGTAGATCACCCTCAGTCGGGATGTCGGGTTCAGGATCTTTCGCCTGTCCGGAATCCTGCGAGGGAATGGGCTCAACCACCCACTCGGTATGATTCCAGCGCGCCTGCGACCCATCCGGCACATCCGGCGGCGGCGCGTCGACACATCCGGCCGGTATCAGCCAGACGCCCTGTTCGAGGGGGCTTTCGTCCGCAAGGCACGGCCCGACAAAGATGCCGCTCGCATTGGTCTGGTAGACTACCTTGGACACCATCAGGCCTCAATATTTGATGCACGCGAGAAGGGCGACGTTGCGAGGGCGCGTCTCGGACCCGCCGGATGCGCCGGTTTCTGTGCCGGTCGTGTACATGTTGCTGCCGGGCTGCCAGTAACCGCCGTAGGCACTGCCGCCGACGGCAGCAGGGTGCGTGTGCGACCGGAACGCGTCGGCCTGGGCCGATCCGAAGGTGCGCCCGCTGTCGACGCCGCGAGCGTCGTCCCAACCGCGAACGAACTCGCCGCGAAGGTCGGGGAGCGCGAACGTGGTGCTGCCGTCACCAGCACCGAAGGTCGTGCCGATCGCCGCGAACAGGGCGGCATAGGTCGTGCGGGACACGAGCGCCCCGTTCGCCTTCAAGAACCCGGCCGGTGCCGTGCTGGAGGCGAAGTAGATCACCGTTCCCGTCGGTACACCGAGGTCCACGGCGAGCGGCGCAATGAACACCTGCGAGTCCGCCGGGAGTGCGACTGCCGTCGTTCCCGATGTCCCTCCCTGAACAGTGGTTCTTGTCAGGGCAGGACCACTCGCCGAATAAGTCCCTTGGCCATATTCCCAAACCGCAGGGATGCCGTTTGCATATCCGCCCTCGGCGACGTACGACACGACGTCGCCATCGCCCAGCCCGGCGGCGGCGAACGTCTGGTGACCCGCCGCAGCGCTCCCGAGCGTGATGGCGCCGGTTCCGGGCGCCGCCGCGACGAGCATCCGCGCGCGATTGACGAGCTTTCCCATCGAGTCCTCACGCGTTGCCGTCGGTCAGCGTGAACGCCGTGACGTTGATGGTCTGCCCTGTCGCCAGCACGGGGTTGTCGAACGAAAGGTCTCCGGATCCCTGCCCGACGGTGCCCTGAATGTGGCAGTTCGACCCGGCGGAGTCGGTGACGCGGAAATAGCCTGCAGTGCCCGAAGCCGATGCAGTGCCGGCCCACGGGCCGTTCGTGATCGCCTTCGAGCCGGCGGCGGCCGTCGCTTCCCAGTCCGACGGGAGGGTGAGCGTCGCGAGCAGCGTCCCGGTTGCTGCCGCAGCGCAGTTCGCCGGCGCGGCGCCGGTGTAGAGAAGGAGCTTCGGCGCGGTTCCGATCGCCGTCTCGATCGCATCGAGACGGGCGTTTCGGACGGAGACAGAGAACTGAATGGCCATTGGCCCTCACAAGTAGTTGACGCCGGCAAGGTTCCCGAAAACGGTGCTTCCGATGATGTCGAACACGATGCAGTCGACTGACCACGCCGAACTCGAAAGTTCAGGCATGTCACCATCGGGCCACCGCACTAAGCCGGTCGGCGTGTTGATGATGTGAGACCCGGATTCATCTTGCTGGAGGTAGACGACGACGCGTTGCGATCTGTCGCTAATGTTTCCACGAGCGAATGAGATCGACGTTATGTCGGACGACATGGTGGCCTTGAAGGTGTTCCCTGCCGCCAAGTCGATTTCGAGCGAAGTCGTGATACGACCGAGGTCGACGACGGTCGTCGTTGCCGATGGCCGGCCCGTCGACTGCGATACGGTTACCGGCTCGATCGGCTTCGCCTCGCGCCAGAATGGGCGGTTGAGCATCCCACCAATCGCCGATTCAGCCGCTCCAGAAGAAATGAGGTTCAGCGCATCAAGCTCGGCAACGTCTGCGACGTCGCCAGAGTGATAGTGATCAGAGATCAGAGCATCCTTCGTCTTGTAAGAGACGATGGAGTTCTCGACGATGAACCTGATGAGCAATGGTGTCTCCGGTGCTCTTGCTCAGGACATGTCAAACTTGGTGACGGAATATCAATTCCACTTCACCAGCTGGTCCCCACAAGATCACGCGAAGTTCGTCCCTCTCTTGAGCGGGACTGTCTTCGCCGTCGCCGTGCCCGTGGCGTTAAGCCCCTTCGGGGCGTCAACCTTCACCGTCACGTTGACGTCGGCAGAGCCGGACACGTTGACGGCGCTGTTCGGGTCGATCGTCACGTTGGTGGTCGGGGCTAGGGCACTGTTGGTGCGCACACCCTGTTCCGAGAAGCTCGACAGCTTCTTCTTCCGGCTGCCGTCGGGCAGGTACTCGTACCCGTCGTCCTTGAAGAAGCCGCCCTTGTTGTAGCCGTTCGGGTCGAGCGCTCCGGACGACCCCTGCAGGCCGAGGAGTTCTCTCACCTTCGCAATGGCGGCCTCAGCGGCCGGCATTGCGGCACGGAACGGGGCAGCCAGATCAAGGCTGCTCCAGACGCCCTGAATGAAATCGACGGCGCCGGAGACCGAGTCCTTCACGGTGTTTAGAACCGCAGACACAATGTTGACGAGATGGTTCCAAGCAGCGACTCCATCGCCGCCGAACATGTCGACAAGGCCAACGAAGATCGCCTTGACGGCTGCCGTCGCAATGTCTCCGATCGCAGAGAACGTGGCGATGGCCGAGTCGAGTAGATGGTTGAAAACGCCACTCCAATCGCCACGAAACGCTGCCACGATCGCCTTCCCGAGTTCAACCACGGCGGTCGCGGCGTTTCCGAGTCCGGCCATGAGGAGCCCGGTGAATTCACCCCAGTGGGTGACGAGCGCGGTGATGCCGGTGATCAGCATCGAGATCGGGCCAAGTAGCACTCGAAGCCCGAAGCCGAGCGCCGCGAGGCCGAGGCGAAGGACGCCGGCGGCGGCGCCGGCGAGCGTGATCGACCTGACGAAAGCCATCAGCCCGCCGGCACCGGCAATCCCCATCGAAAGGCCGGCGAGCGCCCCGATGCCTCGGATCCGCGCGAGCGCAAGCATGGGGACGGCGACTGCGCCGATCGCTCGCGCCAGACCACGCCACGCCATGACGCCGCCAATCGCCCCCTTGCCAAGCAAGAACCGGAGAAGCGGGAAGGCATAACGCAACGCGACGACGGCAGATCCGACACTGACCATGGCCTTCTGCACGCCGTTCAGCTTTCCCCAAGCCCCTGCGAAGTCGAGCTTGGCGAACTGGTTGAACGCCATCACGAGGCCGCCCCACGAGCTGCGGAATCGGTCCATCGCGCCGGTTACGTCGCCGTTGAACAGCTTGGTCAGGCCATCTCCGAACGCCTCAAGACCCCAGCCCACCCACTTGAGCGCAGAGGCAGCAGCGTCGCCAAGACCGGCAACGTTCGACAACCACTTGTAGACGCCGACCGCCGCCGCAATGAATCCCCACAGAGGAAGCGAGAGCAGAGCAGACAGGGCCGCGAAAGTTGAAGACAGGACGAAGTATGCGGGGCCGAGGGCGGCAAAGGCCGCGATACCCAGAGCGAGGCTCTTGAACAGCGACGGGTGCGCCTTGGCGAAGTCGGAAATGCTGTAGAGCGCATTACGAAGGTCGAGGATGCCATCGACGACATCGCCGCGAACCGTCTTGAAGATCTCGTTCGAGAAGGCAGAGAACGACGCCGTGAGAGCTTGCAAGGCACCGGGGAGGCCGCCCTGCGCGATTGCCTTGAGCATCTCCATGCGGTTCTGCTGGCGGGCCATTTCCTTGTCGAGAACACCGCGTTCCTGCCCGTAGGCTTGCGGCGTCATGTCGACGAACTTGGAGATGTGGTAGAGCGACGCGAGCGCCTGCATCGCGGCTGGGGTGAGCTGTTTCTCGTGGCCGAGCTTCATCAGCTTGACGAGGTCGGCTGACTCCATGGATCCGCGCATCGTCTTCTTGATGGTATCCATCGTGAAGGCCTTGTCGCCACCCTTGTCGAAGTGGCCGGTCCCCTTCACGATACCGACGATCGCATCCTGAATTTTCCAGTAGTCGTTGCCTGCGGAGTCGATCGCCTTCTGGATCGCCGGGGCATGCTTCTTGAAATCCTCGCCGAAGCGGCCTGACAGGTCGCCGGCGATCGATTGTCCCGACAGCAAGTCCGGCCGGAAGCTAATGTACTCGTAGGGATTGATGCCGTTGCGACGCAGCTCGTCGATGGCCTTCGGGGTCGGTGCCGTTGCGCGGGTGCCGATCGCCTTGAGGGCATTGCCGATTTCTTCGTCTTGGAAGCCTGACGTCTTGAGGGCTGCCGCGAACGAGTTGAGGCGCAGCCAGCTCTCGTTGAGCACTGCGTCCTTTTTCTTCCTCAGCTCCTCCTTGTCGACCGGGCTCGTCGCGTGCTCGATCTGCTTGTCGAGTGCGGCAAGCTCGGGGTGCGCGAGCATCCGGAAGGCCGGGGCGGCGTTCTTCGTGATCTGGTGCAGGCTGGCGACGCTGATGCCGAGCCGCTTGGACATGATCGCCGCCGTGTTCGACGTCATGTCGAGCTGTCGGCGAAACTGCTCTGGAGACTCCGCCAGTCCATACATCGCGCGGGTGATCGACACGATGCTCTCGGCGACGGCATCGAGAGGCTCATGTTGAACGGAGGCGAGCGCGGTTATTCCGTCCATCGACGAGAGGATGTCGCCAGTCGACACGTTCATCGACCGGATCTTCTGCATCGCTTCGATGTTGTCCTGCAGGCGGTAGAGCGCGCTGTTTTTCGTCAGGTCCTCCGCCTTCTGGATAAGCTGGTTGTACTCCTCGACCTCCTTGCTGCCGGCGTCGAGGAGGTCGGTGATCAAGAAGGACTTCTGGAGCTGCTGCTTCGCCTTCTCGATTTCTTTGACCTGCTCCCACATGCCATGGCCTAGGCGTTCGATCGGGGCCAGAAGGGCATGCGATCCATGGGCCATTTTGCCGATGGCAGATCCGGGCGTGGCGATCGTGGCCTGCCCGAGTGCCGCAATCTTCTGCCGGAATCCAGACGCGCTCCCGGCGATCTTGTTCAGGACCCCCGAGAGCTTGTCGATGCCAGAGATGACTACGGATGTCTGATAGGTGGCCACGACGCCTCATCGAGTGCGGGCAGCAGCCTTGTCCTGTGCTGCCTGCTGGTCCTTGTTCCACTGGACGGCCCGTCCGTGCCAGTAGATCACCTGTTCTTGGGTCATCGACATCACGTCTCCGAAACGCAGCTGCGCTCCGAATACGAGGTCGTCAACGATCCTTCTGAAAGGAGTCTTCGTCCTCGGTGGCGAACATCTTCGACAGGGCGCTGACGAGGCTGATGACGTCCGGAGCCGACAGCTTCTTGAGGAACGGGAGCTGGATTCCGGACAGCCGCTCGATGTAGGCCAGCGCGATGCGGAAGTCGGCGTCGCCGTTCTTGATGAAGAAGCCGAGCGACAGGATGGTCTCGGCGGTCGGATCCTGCAGCTCGATCTCGTTGATCGTGACGTCGCCGTTCTTGATCGGCTTCTTGAGGGTGACGATGGTGGACACGGTGCCTCCGGTGTCTGGTTGCGTTGCCCTCGATATGGAAACGCGGAAGCCCGGCGGTGAGGCCGGGCTTCGATGCATCTGGGGACCGCTGCCGAGACGATCAGGAGTCCTGAATCTCTCGGATGTCGGCGGCGACCATCTTCACGGACGAGATCTCGCCGGTCTCGGGATTCAGCGACGGTCGTCCGATCACCGAAGCGTTCACGAGGATGTAGGTGCGATTGACGTGGTCCAGCTCGATCGTGGCCTGCGTGCAGACCTTCTTCTGCAGGTCGATGATCGACAGGCCGCAGAAGTCGGACAGGGCCATCTCGACCATGACGGGGACCGGCTTGTAGGTGACCCACAGGGATCCATCGAGGTTGGAGCCGGCCTCCGCGTCGTACTTCGAGGGCTGGATGGTGACGGAGCCACGCACCGGGTAGACGACACCATCGATCGTCAGTCGGAGCGTGCCGCCGGCGGAAGCACAGCAATAGTCTGCGGCCATGTCAGTAGCCTCTTGTCAGGTTGGCAGGGTTCCCGTCACGACTGCGACGGGAACTGGAGGTAGGTCACGGCATTGACCGCGATGACCCGGAGCTGGTTGACGACGTCGTAGGGCAGGTAGACATCGACACGGTTCGCGTCGGTGGCGTTGCGCTCGACGATCAGCGCCGTCTCGAAGGCCGAGAGATTCTCGACGACGCCGAGACTGACCAGCTCCGCGTAGCCGGCGATCAGGGTGTTGCGGATGTCGCGCGGGCGCGCGATGCCCTGAACCGGCGGAGTGTCGTCGTCGGCGAGGCCGACGCGCCCGTAGATGTTCGTCACCTTGGTGCGCAGGTAGCGCAGCATGTAGACGGTCTGGGCGATCGTCTGGACGTCGAGCCACGTCGAGTCCGAGAAGCCGGCCGCGTTGAGGCGATAGGTCGTGATCGACCGATCGATCTTGACCGCTCCGGTGGTGTCGGTCGCATAGAGCGCGATGCCGGAGTAGTAGAGCACGTTGCGGTCGACGATGGCGAAGCGGTCGGCGATCGACGGCGCGAGCACGCCGGGAAGCGTCAGGAACTGGAGCGGGCGCGACAGCTCCGGCGGGGCCTGCAGATGCTTGGCGGCCATGGCGCCCCACGTCGCCGCGATTGCCCATCCCGGCGTCGGGGACTTGTAGGTCCCGACCATCGTGATGTGCGGGTCGTTCATGCTGAGGCCGAGCGCCGTCAGCGCGCCGACGGTCCCTTCGGAGACCATGAATGCGTGGCCGTAGAGCTGCTGAATCGGCGACCAGCGGCCCGAAATGCCGTCGAGGAACGTGGACATGGTCGCCCGATTCGACGCGTCGTCGAACGGAGCGACGATCCAATCGAAGGGTTCGGCGTTGAGGCCGGCGAGCGCCAGCGTGATGTCGGGATTCATCGCGCCGGTGACGGTCTGGGCGATCGTGACATTGGCATGGAACGCCGACTCGTCACCGTAATAGACCGAGCGGACGTCGATCACGCCGGCCGCCTTGCCGGCGTTCTTCGCCGTGAGGGTCACGACACCGGCGGCGGACGTCGCGGTGACGTAGGCGTAGGCGTCGGCGTTGACGACGGCGGCGAAGGCCGCTGCGGCGGTTGCCGCCGTGTCCGAGGTCGAGACGGCGGAGACGTACCGACGCCCGCCGATGTAGGCGGTGTAGGACGTCTTGACGGCCACGGGGAAGCCGGCGGCGGCGAAGGTCACGGTCCACTTCGAGGCCGTGGCTGCGGCATCATCCGCGACCGGAAGCGCCCAGATCTCTTGGAACGGCGCGGCGTTTCGCGCCCACTTGACCATGTCGCACAGCATCGAGCCGCCGCCGAACAGGCCGTCCTCGGTCTTCGACGACACGAGCACCGGAGTATTCTCGGAAGCGGTGCCAGTGCTCGACTTCTGGCCGATGAGCAGCAGGCGCTGCGACGAGTTGTAGACGGAGCCGCCTGCGTTCACCTCCGCATAGAAGAGCGGGACGCGCAGATTGCCGGGGATTTCGTTGAACGAGATGGTCACTGATCAGACCTCACTGTTCGGAGGGCGCGGCGAGGGCCGGCACGGGCTTGACGGTGGACGCTGCCGGTTTGGCAGCATCCGGGGCGCGAACGATGGCGGCATCGCCCTGAGCGACGCGCTTGGCCCAGACCATGTCCCATTCGACGGAAGCCCCGTCTTCGGGGATCTTGGCGTAGCCGTTTGCGTGGTCCAGAAGGACGACGCCGGCGGCCGGCTTGATCGTTTCGATGCGGGGCATCAGTTGATGATCTCCACGGTGGTGAATTGGTCGGTCCCGGCGGCGGCGGCCTGCATGTGCATCGCCTCGAAGTCCGGAAATGCGCGGCTCAGCGGCCAGCACTTGTCGTCGTATTCGAGCAGGACGGCGATCTCGCGCATGGCAATGCGGTGTGACACGTTCGTCGCCGAGACGCGGACGCTGTCGATCTGGATGACCCTCTTGAAGGTTCGTAGCCAAGCCAGCGAAGCGGGTCGAGATGGGTCGAAGAGCGTTCGGACTACTTGATCCTCGAATAGATCAAGCTGAGCCTCCAGCTCCTTGCCGGTCTGCACATAGTCATCGTCGCCCGTCAGCGACAGTTGGATGATCAATTCGAGCTGCGCCTTGAACGGTACGGTCCCCAGATCGTTCGGGTTGATCGGCGTGCGGACCTCGCTCTCGGTGTAGACTACCGCCATCGGGCGCGGCTGAGCGCTGCGGAATTGCAGATCAGGATCATGTCTCGAATCGTAGATCCTGTCTTCACCCATGGTCGGATACGGTGCGACCTTCTCATTACTCAGGCAGGCTACGGTTGCCATCCGGATGTCAGACCTTTGCCGCATGGCCGAACCCTTTTTCCTTGACAGGAATACTCCACACGACATTGCCGTACGTGGTCAGGTCGCAAACCTCCCACCGAGTGCCGAATCCCTCGATCACGTCGTACTGGAGCGGCTCGTACGGAAGAAGGCAGCCCCTTATCTCCATCTCGACAATGAACTCGCTAGGCTGCGAGTATCTCTCGCCGCGAGTATTGTCGCGCCGGAAATCGATACCTTTGTATGACTTTCCGACAGGCTTCCTGTTCATCACGCACGGGACGTTGTAGAGGGTCGGTCGCGACTGGTCTGGAATGGGGCGCTCATCGGGTAGCGTCCTCATCGGGATGTACGTGATCGTCTTCCCGAAGCCGGATTCCAGCGCGATCTGGCCGCGAAACTCAGCTTGTTCAAACGCGCTCAGCATGTGCTGCGGACTCGAATTCGGACCTGCCGAACGAACGTCTGCGGGGGCATGGAGACCCCGCCGCACTGAACCCCGGCCGTGGTGATCGTGTTGTTGAGGTGGAACACGTCGCCGTTCGAGCCGCCGCTGACGCAGCACCACGAGACCGCCCGTTCGGCCGAGAACCCGTCGTGCGAAACCGATCCGGTGGCAGGACTCGCCGCGTCGAACTCCCACGACGACTGCGCAATCCGGTCGGGCAACCCGATCGGCTCGGGGTACGTTAGAATTGGAGACCAGTCGAGCGTGAACGCTCGACTGTCTGTATCCATCTTGTCGGAGATGTAGGCAACGCAAGGCATGTAATCACCTGTTGTATCGGCTCATGCCATCGCTGGCGACAATCTTCTGCGGTTCGAAGCTCGTCACGTAACTTCCGTCACGGCGCCAGAACTTCAAGCCGACGCGAAAAACTCCGGCGTATGCGAACTCATGCTGGAATGATACCTTCGTATGTTCTGATTCTGAGCCGAACTTCGTCTCGATGATCGAGTAGGCCTTCGGCGAAGATGCGGCCGGCTCGGTCTCGACCAGAGGCGCCGGAAGCGAGGCGCTGTAGATGGCAACGGACTCGGCTTCATCGACGATCAAGACGTCGACAGAGGCGGCGTCCGACATCAGCGCCGGGTCTGTTCCTGTCACGTCGATGACTATATCGATGCGGCCAAGTCCGACCGGGATAGGGCTCATGCTGACATCACCGACGAAGTTGATTTCTGCGCGCTGGCGCACGCGTAGGGTGAAGCTCGCGCTCGCCTGCGCTGCCACTATGGCAAGCCCAGCTGCAGCGCTGACGGCGAGCGCGAGCTTCACGTCAGGCCGCCTTCGTGACCTGAATCTTCGGCGGGGCGGCGACGGTCTGGACGGGGTTCTCGTCGGAGCCGACGACGATCGCGAAGCCGCGCTCGACCAGCTCGTTGACCTCGATGTCGGACAGTTCGATGTCGACGCCGATCTCGACGGTCTGGTCCGGAAGAACGTAGGTGTTGCGAACCTCGTGGATCGGGGAGTCGGCGGCGGCGCCGGACTTCGGAACCCAGAGCTGCTTCACGGCCTGAATCTTGGTACCCATCAGATGTTCGCTCCCGGGGTGGTGACAGTCACGACCTTGTAGTCGGCGAAGAACTTGGCGACGTGGTTCGGGAGACGAACCTGCGTGGCGCCCTTGAGGTTGTTGGTGGCGAAGCCGAGGTTGACCGTGACGACTTCGTCGATGTTCACGGTGACGGCGGCCTGAGTCTTGTCGGGCATCTCGTGCTCCTTGACATGGTGGAGCCGGAGTGTTGCCACTCCGGCAAGGTCTCAGACGTCAGTTGACGGTCAGGATCGCCCAAGCGTTGACGCGCTTGGGGGCGATCAGCGGGGCGGACTGCGACAGCGTCTCGACGCCGGCCGGATCCCACGACGCGCGGCCCTTGACGAAGTGCTTCACGGACTGGAACTGGGCGTCCGCGTCCATGATGGCGCCGTAGAGCTGCATGCCTTCGAGGGCCTGCCGCGCGATGAGGAGGCAGGTGTAGTCCTTCATGTAGGACACGTCGTTGCCGTCATCGTCGGAGTAGTAGGCCTCGTAGACCCAGATGTCGAAGCGCTGGTCGATCGAACCGACCCACTGAGCGCCGATGTTGTTGCGGGGGCCGTCCGAGATGGTGGTCACGTACGGGCGACGGAAGAAGACGTTGATGCGGTCCTTGAGCTGCGGGTGGACCCGCAGGAGCGACCACGCCTTCGGGTCCACGACCAGCGTGTCCACGATGGCGCCGCGCGACAGGCGGCGGACGGCCATGGAAGCGGCCTCGATGTCGTCGAGCGGGAGCGAGGTGGTCGGATTCGACCACTTGGCGGTGCCGGTCAGGGCGATCTTGAGGGACGGGTCATGACCGAAGTCGACGTAGACGGGCTGATACTGCTCGCCGGCCACCGTGTAGCCGCCGTTCAGCAGAGCCTGCGCCGACATCCACTCCAGGCGGTTGTCGATCATCCGACCGTGCTCTTCCAGCTCCTGCGCGACGAGCATGTCCATGCGCTGCATCGGGGTCAGAGCGGCGTTGTTGTAGCCCTCGCCGGACAGGCGCACGAGCGCGTCGGTGGGCTGCACGAAGGACTTCGGCTTGATGTAGGCCGGGGCCAGCGACTTCGTGATGCCGCCTTCGCGGGCGATCGGGACGCCGGCGGTCAGCGGCGACACGAACGGCGCGAGGCGCTTGCCCTTGCGGACGATGTCGAAGTCGACCGTTCGGGTCGTGAAGTTGATGACGTTCGGGAAGAAGGTGGCGGTCAGGAAGTCCGTGACCGGCTCGACCTCTTCCAGCATCGCCATCAGGAGGTAGGTATCGTAGCGATTGTACATCGCGTGGTGTCCCTTTCAGGTTGCCGATCAGGCGGCCGAGTAGAGCGCTCGGCGGATGAAGAGACCGGCGCGGCGGAGCGCCAGCTTGATGTCGGGGAGGGTCCACGACGCGTCGAAGACGACCTGCGACTCGTTGATCTGGGCCGAGGTGTGAACCAGCAGGCCGACCTCGACGTCACCGGCGGAGGTGTCGAGGTTCTCCATGAGGATGCCGTGCGGGACCTCGGAGCCGTCGCCGGCCGCCTTGACGCAGAAGTAGGCCTTGCCGTCGGCGGTCTTGACGCCGAGGACCGAGCCGGCGCGCAGGATCTGGCCGGCGGCGACCTTCACGGTCTGGAACGCGTGGTCGGAGGTGCCGTCGAGGAAGAACGGCTGAACGTTGATGGCATCAACGATGCCGCAGAACGCGGGATAGCGCATGGTCATCGGTCAGGCCTCACTTCTTGCGACGCGCGGCCATGAGGGCGCGGACGTTGGCGCGCGCTTCATCGATCGCGGCGGAGCGGGTGTCGGTGGTGTCGGCTCCGGCGCCAGCGCCCGGATCGCCGGAGACGCCGGCGGCGGCGTTGGCGAGGACGCCTTCGACGGCGGCGGCGTGAGCCGCGTTGGTGGTCGTGCCGGCCGGCGGCTGCGGCGCGACCTTGGCCGACGCCGAGAGGATGCCCTCGGCAGCAGCCGCATCCATGCTGGTGTTGAAGGCGAGATGGCGCGCGAGGGTGTCTCGGCCCTCGGCCGAGGCGGAGCCGAGGATCGCGGAGATGCGAGCACCCTCGGCCTTGGCGCCATCGGCGCGGGCGGCGGCCACCGCAGCGTCGAGCTGTTCCTGAGAAATCGACATGGTCGATGCGTTCTCCGATTGAGCGAAAATATGAGACCGAGGGGAGTTGGTCTCGGCGAGGCGAGCGAGGGCGCCGTCGAGCGTCATGACCTTGTCGGCCAGACCAAGATCGATGGCTTGTTCAGCGGCATACATCCGGGCTTCGGTGGCGCGGACATCATCAGCCGTCATCTTGCCGGTGCGACCTCGCTCGACCGCATCGACGAACATCTGGTAACTGCGGTCGATTTCTGCTTGCAGGTCGCCCCTGACATCTGGGGAGAGGGGCTCTGCCGAGTTTGCATCGACCTTATGGGCACCGGCGAAGACGAAGGTCGGCTTCGTTCCAGCCTTCTCAAGCGCCTTGCTGCGGTCCATGTGAACGAGCATCACGCCGATCGACCCGACCATCGACGTCTGGGTCACCCAGATCTCGTGCGCCTGCGACCCGATCAGGTATGCGGCGCTCGCCATCTGGTCCTTCGCCAGCGCGATAATGCGCTTGCCCTTGTCCCGCTGAGCGAACAGCCAGTCGGCGAAGTCGAACGCGCCGGCAACGGACCCGCCGGGGGAGTCCATCTCCAACAGGATCGTCTTGACGTCGGGGTCGTCGATGGCCGCAGCGATCTTCGTCTGCAGGGCGTTGTAGCCGTGCATGCCGGACATCGCCGACAGGTTGGATCCGCGATGCGTCAGCGACCCGATGATCGGGATGTGCGCCACGCCATCGACAGTCGCGAATAGATGCGAGTTGTCGACGCGCTTGCCGTAATCGAACGCGGCGAGCTGCTCGGGAGCGAGCGATTCCACGTCGACCTCGATGCGGCCGCCCAGTGCGGCGATCATCGCCTCGGCATAGTCGGGAAGGCACAGCAAGGGGCGGTTGAGCACTTCCTGCGCAATGTGGGGGAGGATCTTCACCATCTCACCGCCGGGATGTAGGTGTAGCCGGAAAGGCGCGGGAACCCCATGGTCTGCTCGACCGGGGGGCGCTCGCCGCCAAGGACGGCGGGGCCGCCGCGTCTGATCGCGGCCGATACCGAGAGAGACAGGCGCGGCAGGTCGGTTGCGGCGCCGCACTGGTCCCACATGGAGTTGTACATCGCGATCAGGCGCGGAACGTCGGCCTTGCCGAACTCCATGCGCCGGAAGTCGCTGGTCTGGATCGCCGAAACGTTGCGGCCAGAGATGATGTCGATGTACGCGTTGTACATCGAGTACAGTTGGGCCACGCACGGCGGAGCGCCTGCCGGAGGGCAGAGCTGGCCGGGGGAGTTGTCGACTGCGCTCACCGGCCGTCTCCATTGGGCTTGGGCTTCCCACCGGGCGACGGCGGCGCGGGCGGCGGAGGCTCGGGCTCCATCCCGTCAACCTGCAGAGGGACGGGCTTGGGCACGTTGATGCCGAGTTTTGCGATCAGTTCCTGCTCGCGCTTGCGCTGCTCCAGCAGCTCGACCCAGTCGATGCCGTGGCGGGCGCACTCGATCGACAGAGACGTCGTCATGGCGTCTAGGCGTGCCTGAGATGCGGCAGCTTCCTTCACAGGGTCGGCGATCGGCATCGGAGGGCCGATCCAGTGGGCTCCGCAGATTTCGTCGCGCGCGTCCCAGAAACTGCGAGTACCGGGCATGTCTCCCGGGTTCTTCATCACGTGCTCTTCAAGCACGCACTCGTACATGGCCTGCAGAGCCGGGGCGAGAATCCGCTTTCGGCGGTTCATGTGCCCTCGGTTCACCTCCATGTTCGACATCTGGGAGGCCGAGAACGATGTGGCACTGTAATCGCCGGTCCACGTCTCGACCGACATGTTTGCGCCGCGAGCGCCTTCCATGTAGATGCCGCGAACGAACTCGGCGAGATCCGGCCCAGGGTTCTTGGGGCTCGTCATCTCCAGCGTCTCATTCGGCAGGAGGTGGACGGCGCGTGCGCCCTCTACCGGGATCTTGTGCGACTTGTAATACTCGCCATGAGCGAGCATGTACTGGTTGAGCGCCTGCAGACCTTGGCCCTGCTCGGTGCCAAGCACCATCATCGCCTTTTCGAAGTCCAGCTCGGACTTGATGACGAGAGCATAGATCGTCTGCAGCAGAGCGGCGTCCAGAGTCGCGTCGTTGAGGCGGTCAGCCATCTTGAGCGCACGAATGATCGGAGCGAAGATCGAGACGCCGCGCGTCTGCTCCGGCCTCTGCTGGTCGAAGATGTGGATGATCCGGCGGCGGCCGGTGCGCGAGACCGGCTCGATCCGTTTCCACTCCAGCTTCCGCATCACGCGCTTGGCGTAGTCGCGGGGATGCCGGTTCGCGATGTGATAGGCGACGACGGATCCATCCTGATCAAGCTCGACACCCGATCGGATGTTGACGTTGATGCCTACGGGCATCGGGACCGGGTCACAGAGGCGGGCGGGGTCGATGAGCCGGAACGTGGTCCCGAGCCGGCGGCCTCGCTTGAACTCGACTGACAGCAGGATTTCGCCGTGCAGTAGCCAAGAGCGATACATGGCCCACTGGAAGGTGATCGCGTTCACCTTTCCCGACGCGTCCATATAGTTGTTGGACGAATTGGTGAACCAGCGCCAGACGCTCTCGATCTTCTCGGCGAACTCTGTCGCCTGATCTTCGGTGATGCCGAGGGCCTCATAGTCCGGCTTGACCGACAGGCGAAGCCCTTCGCCGACAACATGGTTGCAATGGTGTTCGATCGCGCCAGCTACAAAACCGTCGTTCTGGAACAGGTCGATGATGCGACCTTCCATCGGATCCTTGTTTCCGATGATGTCGCGGTCGGCGGCAGCGCTCAGCGGAGCCCACGACGACAGGTCCAGTGCCGCGCCCTTCGAGGGCATGGCTCCGGCTTCGTAGATCGCAGACTGCACGGGCTTCTCGAAGTCCGACAGCCCGATCGTCATGGTCGGGGAGGTTGCATCCATGGCAGAGCCTGATCTGGGTTCGCCAGCTTCGGCTTACGACATGGAGGCGGTCGTCATCTGGGGACGGTTCAGTTCATCATCTGACCGAGAGCCGAAAAGTCGAGTGTGCTACCGCCGTTGACCTTGAGACGCTTTCGCCTGTCCTCCCAGTTCGGTTTGAACGACTGGCGCACGGCGAAGCCATACACGAGACAGTCGAGTGCTTCGGCGCGGCGGCCGGGCTTTCTCGTCCAAATATACTTCGGGACGCCGTTCTGAAACTTGAGATCGCGATACTCAGAGAGGACCTGTTCGAAGTAAGGAAGATCCATCGCGTCGTGCCAGTGGACGTATGACGGCGCTGTCGAGTCCCCGAGACGGAACCGATGAAAGAGATCTGCCTTCGATGTGTCCGTGCCGACTAGAAACAGCCGGCCGCCAGTCTTGAGCGTCGTCCTCGACGCCATCCAGATCGGGCGGGGGCCGGGGACGCCCTTCACCGCATAGACGCCACGCCCGTTCTTCGTAGAGCAGAAGTTGTAAACCTCCTGTGACCAGTTACCGGAGTCGACGCCAACAGCATCGTACCCTATCCGGCCGCCAAGGGCGTGCTTGTGCTTCGTCCGGATGAAGTCGTCGACATTCTTCCACAGGTCTGACCCCGTCGGGTCTCCGTAAATAACGGTGTGATCGAGGACGTAGCTCTGCGTCTCGCTCCAGCCAATTGACGTGATCTCGGCGCGGTCCTGCTGGACGTCGATGCCGGCGGTCATCGCCAGCACATCCTTCGGGATCTTCTCCAGACCGAGAGGCTCGCGCCGCGCCATCAGCATCGATTCCTCGATTGCGTCGGTCTCGTCCATGTGGGGCTCGCCCAGCACTGTATTGACGAAGACTCGGTAGAGTGCCGGGTCGTTGCGTGCCTCTATCAACTCCTTCTGGATCCCCTTGATCGTGTACCATGGAGAGTTGAGGCCGGAGAGTTTGAATCCAGCAATGCCCTTGAACTCGGCAGTAGCGACCCATCGTCCGTGATCCATCGCGTGAAGTCTATCCGCCTCATCCCAAGTAACGCCGCATTTCGGGCACGCATAAACTGCAGCCTCCCAATCGTCTGCTGGCTCACACTTGATGTTCGAGATACTCATCTCGTGAAACTCGTTACAGTGAGGGCAGCGGACCTCTCGTATGCGCTTGTCAGATCCGTTGTAGGCCTTCTCGATGCGCGAAACGCCCTTCACCGTCGGCGTTGACGTGAGGATGATCTTCTTCGTGTTCGGGAATGTAGCGGTTCGCTTGATGGCGAGCTGAATTGGGTCGCCTTCCTCGCCGGCCGACACAGGGAAGCGATCGGTCTCGTCGCACATCACGACGCGGATCGGGCGCGAGGCCAGCGCCGCCGGGGCGTTCGCACCCACCATCGTGAGCTGCCCGCCGGGGAACGACTTGTATAGAATGGTCTGCGACGACTTCTTCGCCTTCGCCTCGCCGAGAAGATCTCTCAGAGCCGGGGACTCGTAGAAGAGCGGCTCGACGCGATCTTTCGACACTGCCTCGGCCATTTCGACCGTCGGCTGCACCATCATCATCGGGCACGGGTCGAGATCGGCGAAGTATCCGATAGCGTTCAGAATCAGCTCTGTCTTCGCGAGCTGGGCTCCAAACATGAGAACAATCGTCTCCACCTTTGGATCGGTGAAGGCTTCCATGATCTCATACATGTGAGGGACGCGAGACGTGCGCCACTTACCCGGCTCGGCGGACGATTTCGAGGACAGGTAGCGGCGTTCATCAGCCCATTCCCACAACTTCCAGTTGGGCGGCGGACGGAAGGCGCGGGCGGCGGCCGACGAGAGTAGTTCGAGGGCTCGGCTCACGACGCGGCGCCCTCATCGTCCTTGTGGACCTTGTCGGGCAGCTCTGTGCATGCTGTCGCGAGGCCGTCGAGCAACAGTCGGATTTCGCTCTTGACCAGCTCGCGCCCCGTGTCGCTCATGTGGGGGAGGAACTTGGGCTCCCACGCGACGATCTTCTGCTGCACGACCTTCACGACCGAGAACAGGGCGTTGACGACGTCCTCCTTCGGCAGCAGATCGCCGTCCATGCGCTTCCGCTTCGACTGCAGGATCCGGACCTTCTCGGCCTTCTCCGCACGCTGCAGGTCGGCGTAGGTCAGGCCGGCGGCGCCTGAGCCTGAGCCGGCGGCGGGAGAGAGGCTCGGCGGTCGCCCGACGCGGGTTGCTGGCTTCGGCTGGATTGACTGAGACGGTTCGTCGGGGGCGCTGTTGCCACGCTTGCCGACGGCACGGCGATCAGGGTCTCGGGTCGCGATGTAAGCGTCGAGAGAGGCCTTGTCGTATTCGCCGGTGACGTTGTTGCGCTTGATCCGACCTTGCTCATGCAGCGTGCGGATGCGCTTTCGATCAACGCCGACGTATGCGGCGGCCTCTGCCTGTTTCACGGCTGTTCCCTCGCTGTTGGGTTCAGGCCGTATCTGGGTTCAGCGCTATCTCTGGGTGAGTCTTCGTGGGACGCGACGGGTGGGACGTCCCCATCAGACCGCTACTTCCTGTTCTCTCGCCGCAGAAACCGGCCTCTGGGACGTCCCGTCGCCGGCGGCACGAGGGTATCTGCCGTCATCCCTTGCGCCGATCTATGAGCGCCTGTAGCCTTTGGGACGTGGAATTTGACCCACGCCTAGCGAGATCTCGCGGCAGCGCGCCCCCGCGACAGTCTCCAGCTGGCGGAGGACCCGCGCCGCACAATCCAGATGTAGTGGTGCGCCGCCATAGGCGCCACTATATCTAGTGCTCGACTGCCATCGTTCGCGGTTTGTCTATCGACTGACTTGCTGCGGTCGCGAAATGTTCACGCAATGCCCTCTAGTCGACCCGCTAGACTGGAACGAATAGTGAACTAGCACGCTCTGTGCTTAGGAACGAATAGTGATCATCCGCCATCGTCTAGAATTGCGTGTTTATCAATCATTTACTCGCAATGGTCGTGCCCAATTCGGCACTATGGTGCCCTATGCGTGATTGTTTGGCATCGACCAGAAGGGCCTAACTAATACGTCGCAATAATGCCGTGCTGTGTCGGACGCTGGGTATTCTGTGAGGGTGTCGGCGTGCGTTCGCCCTGTGGCGCTAGGCTAGCCCCACTGCATCCCAGAGACCAGCAAGCGCCGTACGGCGGCACGGTTCAAGACTGAGAGGGGTAACAGTCGCACGGGCGATGCGTGCCAAACAGGCAGCGCGTCGGTTGACAATATGGCATTGATGCCTTATGGATTGCTCCATGTGAATTTTGATACAGAACGAGGTGGCGAACATGTCTTACGCCCTTGCCGAGTCTCACTTCATGGTCTGGTCGTTGCGCGCGGCGCTTGTGATGCAGCGTGCGGCCGAATCCGTTTCCGCCCGTCGCGTCGGCGGAATCACGTTCATTCGAGTCGGCCGCGTGTCGGCCTCTGTCTGTCTTCGTAGGGGGTGACATGGTCAAAGGACTCATCATCGCCGCGTGCCTCGCGCTTGTTTCGTCGGCCTCGCTTGCGGACGATCCGGCCTCTTTCGTGTTCCCGTGCCCTGCCAATGCGGAAACGTCCATGTGCGTTTCTGGCGAATGGTGCATCGAGACGGGCGAGGACGAAGACGATCCGGCCTATTCCGTCACGTGCTTCGCCACGAAGGAGGACGCGGAAGCCGACTCTGAGTCGTTCGCGGCAAGGGAAGGCGAGTCCGAATGATCGACGCAATCGATCGTCTCGCCGAACGGCTCTTGACGTCCAAGTTTGCCGAAAATGTCGCCCTCTTCCTCGCGGCGTGTCTCGTCGCGTTCTCCCCTTTCCTCGCGCCCGGATGGTGAACACCATGACTTTCGACTATGAAGCCTTTGAATCTCGCGCCGATGAAGCCGGCATCGCTGAATATGAACTCGCTGCGAAGGACCTAGCCGCGATCATCGACGGAATGGGCGGCAAACTCGAATGCGTCCCGCTTCTTACCCGCGCCAACTCGACCAATTCGGAGTGGGACAAGTCGGCAGTTCATCGCCAGTGCCGCGTCACGTTCCCGCGTCGCCTAGTCGGGCAACGGTGGATCGAGGAATCCTCGTTCACGTGCGAGTATTCCGCCGGTTCGGCGCATCCTATCCAATGGGCGGAAAAGCACGGTACATCGTTTATCCGCCACGAAGTCGCGCGCGCGAAGCGTGAATACGGCGCGAAGTGGGAACGTCTTTGCGCGTCCGAAGGCCTCATCGAGCGCATTCGCGCGGCGTGGAATCCCTCGCTTTTCGACGTCGTGTCGTCGCTTCTTCGCGACACCCCAGACCCGGGCATGACTTTTGAGTTGTGGGCGAGGGAATTAGGGTACGACGAAGACAGTCGCAAGGCCGAACGATCGTTCAAGGCGTGTTGCGAGGCGGGGGCGTTCTGTCGCGCGGCGTTCGGGTCCAATTTCGAGACGGCGCGGGCGTTGTCGAACATGCTGTGAGTGCCACCACAATTTTTTGGTCGAAACGCTGATAGGCCCCTTGCCAGTTTGGCAAGTTGGGTCTATTGGTATTGGCACGGTCGGTTGAACCGACGCGGTCGCCCTGCCAATACAGCAAAAGAAGGAATGCCGATATGTCGATCAAGGTCGAGTTTTCCAGCGAACTGAATTCCCTTTCGTCCGTCCGTCGGCGCAAGTTCGGTTCCCATGACAATCTCGCCCATACTTGGGCGCAATGGTCGATCGAGGAAGGCGAGTCCGCTGATGGCCGCATGTTCTTCCGCCGTGGCTCGCTCTTCTCTTATGGCACTCACTACGAAATCGCGCGTTTCGTCGGATACGTCACCATCAAGGCCGGCGAGAAAGTCGAGATGCGGCGCGTTATTCTCGTGAATTCCGACGTGTATTCGAAATCGACGGCAAAGCATAAGTCGATCATGTATCGCGCGACGAGCGACCGCGACTTTCTCTTGCACGTTTCGTCGTTGACCGGGAACAAGTGCGGCAGTGTTCGAACCGTCAACGATATTGCACGGCGCGTCGCAACGTTCGGAGCGCTGCACTACATGAACAACGACAACGCGCCCGAAATCGCGCGCGTCATCCTCTCGTCGATGCTCGGAATCAAGACGACGTCAGTCGAGTCCCTCATCAAGTTGCACGAGCGCAACTTGACGAAAGAGCGGATGCAGCATGAAGCCGACGAAATTCGGCAGGCGTTGGAAATCCTCCGCGACCCGGCGGCGAAGCGACTGAACATCGCCGAAACGGTCGCGTCGCTTCCGGAGGTGACTGGAATGCATGAGGCCGGCTTGCGCGCGTCGACTTGCGAACGCATGGCGCTTGCTATCCATCGCGCCCGGAAGGTCGTCAAGGCGTGCGGCAAACATGCTCGCGTGCTCAATGCTTCGAACGGTCTCGAAAGGATGTATCGAGACGCGGCGAAGGCGTGCCATGCTCGGCGGCAGGCGTTGCTTGATGCCGAAGAACTTCACCGCTTCCGGCATGATCTTGCCAATATGGCATTTTCGTCGCGGCGGTCGGACTCGAATGGTTTCGGTTCGACATGGATGTTTGGTCGCGCCGAACGTCTCGGTTTCTACAAGACGCACCCACGGGCGATGCGTGCCATTCAGAGCGCTTTCGCCCGCGTCATTCTCTTCCGGAACGAAATTCATGCGACCGTCAAAGCGTCGAGTCCCGACGCGGAGAACGTCGTTCACCGTCGCCGCATGGCCGAAATCAACGGCCGTCGCCCCGACATGACGGCGGAAGCGTGGATCAACGGCGCTGCAGGGGCGTTCTATCAGTCTTCGCCGACCCTCGTCCGTCGTCGCGGCGACAATCTGGAAACGTCGCGCGGCGCCGTCGCCCCCTTCCGCGAGGCTGTGGCAATCTATCGGCTTGCGCGACAGTGCCGCGCGTCCGGAACGGCATGGCATGCCGGGCGCGAGAACATGCGGGCGGGACACTTCACCTTGTCCGCAATCGACGTTGCCGGAAACATCACGATCGGTTGCCATTTCATCGAGTTTGCCGAAATGGAACGTCTCGCGGTTCGGGAAGTGCCGCACCTCGCGGCGCCGTGCTTCGGACTCCCCATGGTCGCCTGACGCGAACGCACTCACGGCGCGCGCCGTGAGTGCCGCCACAAGCCCGCGCGGCGGGTTTCTGGCGGCACTCACAGAGAGAGGGAATTAGACCATGTCCACCGAATCCGCCTTGCTCGATGCCTTCCGCTATCATCGTCGCCGGTCGTGTCACCGCGTCGCGCGCGAGGGGCTGATTTCTTCGGCGATGACTCCCGCGTTCGCGGCGCTTCGCCTCGCGCGCGAGGACGTGGCGAAGAACGTCAAGCGCTATTCTCCGAAGACGTTCCACGTCAATTCGCGAGTCGGCGCGGCCGACGCCAACGGCGCGCGTTGGATCGAAGACCCGTCCGATTGTGGGTTTCGTCTGGTCGGATCGTCGTTCGACGTCATCGGCGATCATCGCGGCGCCACGGGGTACTATGTCGACGCGGAACGCATCGGCGAGACGATCCGGGGCGAAGTCTGGCAACTTCCCGCGCGCAAGGGGCGTGCGGTGTACGTCGCGGCCGTGACGGACGCTTTCAATGAAAAGCCGCGCCGCGTGTATCTGCGGAAAGCCGATCTCGAATTCGGCGAGGTCGGCGGTTCGCCGTGGGGAGAAGACGACGGCGCCAAGCGCGGCGCGGCGAGATTCGCCGATGGACGCGCCGGACGAGAGGCGGAAGAGGCTCGAGATTACGACTCCGCGTGGTCGGCCGGTTCGATGTGGCGAGACCGCAAGGACGAGCGCGACTCGATCCGTCGGGAAGCGCTGGCACTCGTCAAGGAAATCCGGACGGCTTGCGGCGTCCTTTCCGGTTTCGATCACGTGAAGGTCGCGCTTCGTGGCCGACTCATGTCGATGCGGGGCGACATGTCGCGACTTCTCGGCGAAATGGTGGCTCTTTCGTCCGGCGAAGGCATCGGGCGCGATTACGTCGGCGGGTTCTATCCGAGCAAGGAACACCGCGACGCCTTCAACGAAGCGGCCGGCCTGACTGTCGTTTGAGGAGGCGCGGCCATGCGGACAATCGTCGCCGCGTTTCTCGCGGCGTGTCTCTCGTCGCCCGCGTTTGCTGAAACCCGGATCGTCTGGGGGAAGGTTTGCGAGGTTCTTTCCGAACGGTCGCACCCACAAGGGCGAGTCATCCTTTGCCGTTGGGCGAACGGCGCGACGTCATACGTTATCAAGAGGTGAAGTCATGCCGAAGATTACCGGAACGCCTCGCGCGTATTCCGTCACGTTCTGCCGAACCGAGGTTCTCGAATTCCGCGATCGTTGGCCATGTTCCGGCCTTCCGGATTGCGCGATTACGTTCGAATTCGACGCGGCCGGCGACCTTGTCGACGTGTCGACGGACTATGACGGGCGCGACATTCTCGCTCTTTCACAAGACGCGTCCAACTTCGCCGCGTCGCACTTCGAATTGCCCTATCTCGCGAGGTGACGTCATGGAAAAGGTGGTCGATAAGGGTAATACAATCGCGGTTCAGCGAGCATTAGATGCCTTCAACAGGGCTCGCGGCGGGTTTGTCGATAGACAAACCGCAATGATTTACTTGTTGGAGGCATTGGAAAGAGATTGGAATAGGCTGCGGTCTAAAGAGATATCGTTGAATTCGAATAATTTGGACATTATCCCGACATTCGAGCAACTCGCGCGCGCGGCTTCTCGTCTCGCAAGCGAATGAGGGCGCCATGGGCAGCGAAGCAATTACGATCAAGGCGACGTCGTCGGGATTCATCGTGACGTGTTCTCGCCCCGTGGCGCGTCGGTCGGGCGCGCGGCGCGAGATCGCGCGCGAGACGTTGGGCGAGGCTATCGACGTCGCCGAGTCCATCGTCGCGAGGTGCCATGCCCGACGATGGCCGGACGCGTGGGTAAGGATCGACATTCCCGGCGAAATCACTATTTGATCGAGAACCCCGGTCGCCGAAAGGTCGCCGGTGTCTCGTCCGTCTCGCCGAGTCCAGCCGTGGCCGGACTCCGCCGGGCGGGCCGAAGGCTTGCCCATGGTCGCGCGTTCGCGGCCGTGGCGCCGTCGCGCGTCCGGAACATCCGCCAATCAATCGATTGACGGATGACGAAGGCGCGCGCCTTTCCGCGTTGGTCGAGAGGAGGGAAGTCGTTTGGCCGCACTGATACCGTGGCCGCTGGGAAGCCCGTACGCGGGCGCCAGCCGGTCAAGCCACCACCCTAGCCACGCATCGCGCGGGGCTCGTCTGTCGCCGCCGGCCGCCGCGCCGCGCGGTCGCCTAAACGGCCGGCATGGTCTGGCGATGCCGGTGGTCGAATGCAACCACAGGTCGATTGTGCGGCGCGGCGCGGTTGTGACACTGGTTGTACCACACGGAATCGCGATCCAGAGGGCAACGCTCTCGTGCGTAACCCTCTGGAAAATAAAATAAAAAAATTGTAGCCGCGCGGTGCTCGCGGCTCGTGCGTCAGGCGAACTTGAGCGGCTCTGAATTCACCGGAGCAAGGCCGGTCACGCCGCCGTCGATCGGATTGAACAGCGTCCGCAGCAGTTCGTGGGGCTCGCAGGCGGCGAAGCCGGCGACATGGAACGCCTCACGGTATGCCGGGTTGCGCGAGATCAGGACGTCGTCCTCGTTGACGGCGTAGGTCTCGATGATGCGATCGAACGACTTCGTGAGGCTGTCGAGCCCGATCCAGCCGTAGGCCAGTCGGCGATTGAAGCTGTCTTCCATCTCCAGCGCCGGGAAGATCGACAGGACGATGACGTTGTGGGTGGCGAGCAGGCCGCACATGGCCGGCACCAGCGTCGACGTGCGGACGTCGTGGATCGAATTGCATTTGGCGGTCACGAGGTCGTCGAAGTCGGCGAAGATGCGGCCGGGGAGTTTCTTGAGCATCTGGAATGCCCTTTCCAAGATTTGTCGGGGTAACAGTCTGATCAGTGCTTGGTGACGAGCTTCACCGAAAGCGCGCCGCCGCAGTGCGGGCACACGTCGTTCGGCTCTTCCGGATCGTCGTCCTCGTCCTCATCGGAGGCGTGTTCGCCATCTCCATCGACGAGGATGTCTCCCATCTCATCGACGGTCAGGCCGGTCAGGTCGAGGTCGAACCCTTCGCCCTGCAGGAACTCCAGCTCGATCTTGAGCAGGTCGTTGTCCCACCCACCTCGCTCGGTCATCTTGTTGTCGGCGATGACGTAGGCGCGCTTCTGCGCCTCGGTGAGCCCGGTCAGCACGACGATCGGAACGGCCGGCATGTCCTCCATGATCGCAGCCTTCTGGCGCGCATGCCCCGCGAGGATCATCCACTCTTCATCGACGATGATCGGGACCGTGAATCCGTACTGCCGGAACGACTGTCGGATCAGGTCGATCTGCTCGTCGCTGTGGGTCTTGGAGTTGCGCTCGTAGGGCCGCAGGTCTCGCGGGTTGGCGAGAACCGACTTCCCTCCCGCGTGAATTTTGATGTCGGACATGTTGACTCCTTGTCAATCGTCGTGCTACCAGAATGGCAGCAACACCAATACAAGGTCAAGAGCATATGAACCTCCCGTTTTCCTCCAGCGCCCGCCGCGCGCAGCCCGACGGCGTCAAGACGATGTCCCGGGCCTACAAGGCTGCAACGCAGCTGTCGCAGTGCATCGACAGGCTGGACCCGGGAACTCAGCCTCTGGCGAAGTCGATGGTGGCCGCCGTGCTCGGCGGTGGATCGTCAGCCGCTCAGGAGGGGACGATTTTCCGGTTGCTCGATCAGGCCGATCGCTTCGAAGACATCCAGCGAGAGCGCGCCGAGGCGGCCGAGCGTGAGGCGCGGAAGGCCGTGTCCGGAACGGCGATCAGGGAGATGTTCGAGACGGCGAAGGCGAATGGCCTCAAGCGGCCGAAGCTGCGCGCACTCGGCGTCGACCCGGGGAGCGTCTTCGAGATCAAGGAGGCGCCGGCCTCCGGCAAGAACGCCGGATCGCTGTATGTCGTCTCGAAGGGCGGTGAAGAATACTACGGCAGGATCACGCCGGATGGCCGATACATCGGCAAGGAGGCCGTGCTGGAGCGGCTGCACGAGGTCGCCGCGCGCCCCCTGGAGGAGAGTCAGTTGTTCGGCAAGCAGACCGGCCGCTGCGCCTGCTGCGGCAAGGAGCTGGAGAACGAGGAGAGCGTCAGGCTCGGGATCGGCCCTGTCTGCCGGTCGAAGTGGGGGTTCTGACCTGCCAGATCAGCAGCAATGAACGAGGCGAGGAGCTGATTCCTCGCCCTCTCTATTTCAGCACAGGCCATACTTCGCCCCGACTGACCTGATGTAGATCGGCGCGTAACGCATCACCTCGGGTTCGAGCTGCGAGTTGATGCGGTGCATCAGCGACGACCGGAAGGGCTCTCGCTCCATCTCTCTCGCGACGTTTGCGCCGTAGAGCGGCTTGAGCTTCTGGTCGAACCGGCGCCCCTTGCGCGTCGAGGCCACCTTGGGGCCGACGCGGTGGACGACGAGGCCGGTCTGCCCGGTCGCATGGACGCCGCGCTTGCCGTCGATGATGAAGGCGTGGGCGAAGGTCCGTCGCTTCTTCCACGGCGCGGCGCTGACGCCGGCGCTGTTCAACCGGGCACCAAACTGCCGGAGGTTCGAGTAGCGCCGATCGACGGCACGGATCGTCGCCTCCAGCCGGCCGGACGACGCCCTGATGAGCTTGGTGCGCTCGACGACGTAGCCATACTTGAAGCCGCCGGAGTCACGGACGCCGCGTCTGGTGAACGTCAGTGCCGGGCCGGCGACCTTGTTGATGGACCGGGCCATGATCTTGTCGCGGTGGCCCTTCGCAAGCTCGGAAAACGCCTTCCCGAGCTTGTCGTAGGTGCCGGTCACGTCGATCTTGATGATGTGCCCGGTCTGCGCCATCAGCGGACGATCCGTCCGAGGGTCGAGGCCTGACGAACGATGCGCACGGCATCGGTGGCCATCGACCTTCCGACCTTGGCGAGGTTCGCCCGCGCCTCGGCGTACTGGCCGTTCTTGACGTTGGTGGCGGCGTCCTTGAGCAGGCCGCGCCGCATCTGGCAACCGGAGCAGGCCATCGTCACTCCCCCACGGTCACGAGGACGTCGGACGGCTGCGCGCCGCGCACGACGGCGGCTGCGGCCTCCAGCCACTTCGAGCCGAGCGCGTCCTTGCCGGCGACGAAAGCCGCGAGCCCGTCGAGGAGGCGGGCGCTGGCCTCGCGCTCGTGCTGCTGGATCTGGTTGATGAATTCGCCGAGGTCTTCGACTTCGTCAGGGCTCGCGCCGGGGAGGGCGCTGCAGATTTCGATTTTCAGGCTCACGGCGGCCTCCTCGCAATTGGTGTTGCCGAGAAGGTGGACGACGTGTTGCTACAATGGCAATGGGGATGGCATAGGACATCCCCAGATCACAAGGCCATAGTCATCTCCAGCTCATGTGCGCGGCGTCTCGCCAGAACCCCCCCGTTTCGAGTATGGCTACACCCGTTGGTCGCCGGCCTTCGCCCGCGTCATCGTCTCGCCAGAACCCCGTTTCGAGTACGGCTACACCCGACGGATCGTAACCTACTGAAAAACAAGGCCTTCTCAGTGGTGTAGTCACGCTCGAAACGTGGTTCTGACTTGCTTGCCGCAGCGTCCTCGCTGGCGGTTTCCTTTCGGATTTCTCGCTTCATACGGTCGGCATCGTCATTACGAGCCTTCCAATCAGCGGCGGAAGAGCAGCCCCCCGCCTTCACCGTGGCCATGCCACGGTGAAGAATGTTGATCGCGGCGTTGTGGTCCGCGTTCATCTCGTTTCCGCAGTCGTCGCACAGGAAGTGCGCCTGATCCTTGCGGTGTGTCTTGCTGGTAGTCCCGCACGCCGAGCACTTCTGTGAAGTATGGCGGGGGTCAACCTCAATCAACGCGATACCAACTTTGTATTCCAACATAGTCTTCATCTGATACCAGCCCATATTCAGAATGGACTTATTCAGACCTGACTTTGCATTAACATTCTTGCCGGGCTTTTCGACCGTACCAGAGGCTGACTTCGTCATATTTTTTGTCGATAGATCCTCGATAACGACAACGTTGTACTTCGAGGTGATCCGCGATGTTGATACATGGTTCATGTGCAGACGGTGATTTGCCACCTTGGCAGCAGCGCTGGCGAGCTTTTTCGCCATAATCTTGCTGCGCCTTGAACCCTTCTTGGTGCGCGATGCGGCCTTCTGGGCGCGGATGCGCTTTTTCTCAAGCTCAGCTCGGTGCGCCTTGCCGTTCTGAATCAGCTTACCGTCAGAGAGGGCTAGCGCAACAGTGATACCACGGTCGATGCCGACCCATTTTTCCGCCTTGGTCTCTTCCTGCTTCTCAACCTGACACAGAAAACTCACGAACCACTTACCAGCGTCATGTGATATGGTGCAGAACTTTGGATCGCCATCTATCGGGCGGTGAGTGCGGATCTTGATCTTGTTGTCGCCAGAGAAGGACGGCGCGCGGAGGGCGGCGTACTTCGAGTTCAGCTTGTATATCGCAACATTTTTATACTCGCCACCTTTCTGTGACGGCAAAAACTTCCCAAATCCAGTCCGAACAGCGTCGACCTCTCCGAACTTCTTGAGCCTCGGCCATTTAAAGTGGATTGGATTCTTAAAGAACTTCTTGAACGCTCCTTCTAGATCAGCCAAAGAAGAATCGCGATAGTTACATGGTACATCTTTCGTCCACGGATGGTCAGCGTATACCTTCGCGGCGATGGCCTTGAGCGCCGGGAGCGACGTCGAGTCGTACTTCAACTTCGCCGCCTTCATCATGTCTCGAAGCGCGGATTTCATGGCAGCACTGGCTGCCTTGCGAGCGTTGGACTGATCTTTGGGTGGGAAAGCCTCGTATTCCGCGACCGCACGCTCCCAAGCAGCGTGCGTAGGAGATCCTGCGGTTATCCTTGCCGCCTCTGCCTCGACATCAGCCTTGTTCTTGCTGACGACGCGAAGAACCTCGTTGCGGACGAAGCGCAGCCCGGCGAAGTACGAGGAGAGTTGCTTCTCCTGTTCCGCCGTCGGATAGATCCGATATTTGATGCCGCGATGGGTGTGCATTTCGTCCGTCACTTGGTTGATAGCTGATTGTGAGCGATAGTTGCCGAAATGGCAGCATTCGGATGGAATGAGATTGCCGTTTCAGCAGAAATTACTACTTGGGCTTCGTCACCTTCACCCGTGCGACGGCGCGCTCGGTCAGCTCCCGCGTCCACGAGCCGCAGCGGTTGATGGACTCGAAAAGGCTCTCCGGGATGTGCAGTGTGGCGAGCGACGGGCGGCGAAGGGCGAACTCCGTCTCGTGCATCGTCGCTTCGACGACGAGATCCGACGTTCCCGCCTTGATGATGTGGACGGTGTGGCCGAGCGCCTTCATGGCCGCGTGCCGGTCGATCTGCGCCCGGCTGGCTGACCCGCTCTTCGCCTTGTATTCGAAGAACAGGATGCGGCCGGCGGGGAGATAGACGCGGAAGTCGGGCTCTCCGGCCATCATCCCCGTCATCTTCGCCTTCATCGCCGCCTGCGGCCCGCGCTGTCCGGCGTTCATGTCTCCGGCATAGAGGATGGGCCAGTGCAGCTCGGTCTGGGCGAGGATCATGGCCTGCACGACGCAGGCCTGATGGACCTCTTCGAGGATCATGCCGCTCATTCGGTCGGGACCTCTGAGGCGAGGCGGAGGATCGCCATGCGAGCGCGCGCCATGAGCCGCTCGGTCGCATCGAAGCTGCCGAGGATGGCATGGGCCGCAGTCTTGTCGACGGTTCCTTCCGGCTCGTAGAGGCGGAGCAGATCAGCGGCCTCGGAGAAGATGAACGAGACCTTCTCCATGGCGGCCGCCACGCTCGTGATGCTCGGGGTGGTCGGGATGGTCGGGATGATCGGGGTCGTGCTCATCAGACGTAGGCCTCCCAGCCGCGAGCGTAGAGGATGTCGAACACGCCCTGCGTGGCGGTGCGGTAGCCGCTCCGCTCGAAGCAGCGCACGGATTCGGCGATGGCTTCACCGCGAACGTCTTCCCACGTCATGTCGAGGAGCTTGAACGCCTCGGCCATGGCGAGGCCGATCTGATGCTCGGTCGAGTGCCGGGCGATCAGCGCGACGAGGTCGGCGTCGAACGACGGGTCGACGGCTTCATCGACCTCTCGGATGGTGAGGAGAGCGAGGCACAGGGCGCGGACGTAGACGTAGCCGTCGCGGGTCGTGCTGTTCGCGGCGCGGACTTCGGGGGTCATGTGATTTGATGCTCCGTATTGCGGGTTTGGCAGCAGGTCAGGCGAGAAAAATCCGGCGAGATGCCCGGCGGCGCTCTTTCTCTTCACGCTCCAGTCTATCGCGCTCCAGCTCCAAGTGGGCGCGATAGACGCCCGCCAGCATGAGGGCGAACATGATGGAGCAGAGAGCGATGCCGGCGGCCATGGATTGAGTGGTCATTGCCAGTTCCTGCGTTTCGATGCTGCGAGAATGGCAGGAGTAACAGCCGGCGTCAAGCCTCACATGAGGCCTGCCGTCGCTTTCTTGGCCTGCCGGCACAGATCGACCTGCTTCGCGTACGGCAGACCGTCGAAGTGTTCCTTCGCGCCAGCCTGCGCCAAGAGCAGCTGAAACTCCCAATCCGAGCCCCATTCGGCCTGATATAGCCGCTCTGCATGGTCCTTGAGCAGTGGCGGGACGGCTACATGGCACTTCTCGATCACGGCGATCGAGTTGGCGATTGACCGGGCCGTCTCGGCGTGGGCCGGACTACACGCCGCCGACAGGATGGCGATCGATACTACCGTGGCGATCTTCATGGACGCGCGCTCCGTTCTTGGTGCCGATCTGGAGTGGTAACAGCCGCTGTGCTGGGCGTCCAGAGACCGAAACGGCGCACCGTGATGATCCGGTCTGCCGAACTTGCAAATTTGTAAGTTCGTAGGTTCGAAGTTACGAACAAACAAACAAAAAAGCGGGGGACACCCTCTCACCCTCGCCTCACGATAGAGTCTGGACTCATCACGATAAGCACTTTGTATTGTATTGTAATATATAGTATATATGTGGTTGTATTTGGGCGGGTGGATGGGGCTCCAACCGGCTTTTTTGTTTGTAAGTTCGTAAGTTCGAAGTTACGAAGCTACGAACTTACTTTGCAACTTCTCATCAGACACGAAGAAGGGGGCCGAAGCCCCCTCAATCACGCCACCAGCGATACCGACCCACGCCCACCGCCCTGACCGGGCGGATGGAGCGCGACGATCCCCTCGTCGACCAGCCCCTGCAGCACACGCGGATCGATGCCGCCGCCGACGACGCGCGACCAGCTCACGACCGGGCGCCCGTCCTGCTGGGCCTTCCGCAAGCGCCGCAGGACGGTGTCGCGGGCCTTGTCTATCCGCACGTCGATGCCGCGCCCGGTCGGCGCGCAGATCCGCTCCTTGACGCCCGCAAGGCACGCGAACACCAGATCGAACCCCCACCGGATGTCGCGATCTTCGATCACCGGGTCGACCAAGTTCTGATCCTTCCTCCCCAGCGCGTGAATCAAGGCGACCCGCAGCGCCACCTCGGCCGCTCGCGCCCACAGGGCGCTCGACGGCAGGCGGCGCTCGGCGTCATCGCCCTTGCGGAATGCGCACTCGCCGCGAGCGAACTGGAACAGCTCGTTGGCCTGCGGCGACAGGCGGACGAACCGATAGTGCTGCGACGCGTCTTCGGCGCCCGGGACGGGGCCGTAGAGGCACGAGTGCGTCGAGGCGCCATCGGCCGGCCGGAGGAGATCGCGGCGCGCGAGGAAGAGGCGCTCCAGCTCGTCGGCGATGGCCTCTGACGAGATCTCGATGCGCGGGCGCAGCGCAGCCGCGCGAGCCTCGGCGCCACCGACGATACGGGGGTTCTCCGCGATCAGGCAGCGCCCGAGGAAGCCGTCGTCATAGGAGTCCTCGGGGATCGCCTTCCAGAACTTCTCGACCGTCGAGGCTCCGAGGAACGACATGGACGACTGCTTGATGTCGCCGTAGCCGCCGGCGACAGATGCCGGCTTCTGGATGTCGCGCACGTTGTTGGAGAGCTTGAGAGTGTCGGCGAGCGCCGCGCGGTGCGCCGGAGCGTTCGCCGAGAAGACGTCGCTGAACATCCCGCTGCACTCGTCCTGCCACCAGAGCAGAACCGGGTTCTTCTCCAGAGTGGCGAACAGCCCCGTCTCGGACTTGACGCCGCCTTCGCGGAACGACCCCTGCAGGAACGTGACCCACTCGGTTTCGTCGAGTGCCCGGCGCGCGGCCGAGAGGAAGCCCTTCTTGATCTTCTCGTAGGAGGTGGTCTTGCCCTCGCCGGAGTTCGACAGGGCGATCGTGACGAGGTTGGCGAACGTCCGCTTCTCGCCGCCGGGCGACGTGTACCAGAACCGCGCCATGGCGTGACTCAGGATGGAGAGGGTCATCGACATGGCGATCGGGTAGTCCGGAACGTCGTGAGCCGACAGCAGGACGTCCATGATCGTCTTCACCGATCCCTCGGCGCGCTGGCACACGGAGACATACTCGGCGGCGAGATCCGTTCCGGCGGCCGGCTCGCGGATCTCCATCCGGTTCACGTAGCGAGGATCGGGCGAATAGATGAAGCGGAAGCAGCCGGGCGCCTCGTCAAGCTCCTCTGGGTGTGCGGTGTAGTAGGCCTCCAGCTGGACCTGCTCCTCGTATGAGAGATCGCCGACCGACTTTTCCCCAGCTGCGCTGGAGACCTGTTGCGCCTCGACGCGCGCCGCATACTCCGCCTCCGCCTCCGCCTGTCGCCGCGCGCGCTCGGTGGCGGCCAGCTCAAGCGTCTCCTGCACGCGCTCGGCGTGCTCTCGCTTCTCGCGGGCCTGACGCTCCTTGATGTTGGCGATGAACTGCTCGTCGTGCCGCTTTCGCGCCTCGAACCCCTCGGGGTCGATTGCCTCGTCCATCCAGCGATAGGCGACATCGACATCACAGCCGTATGCAGCCATCACGAGGTCGAGCGGCGTGTAACCCCGGTTCTCGTCTCCGAAATCGCAGATTCCTTCCGGCGACAGCTTGAGGCTCGTGGGGTCGCCGCCGGACCCGGATCGGACGAGATAGGCCGGCGCGCGGTAGGTGTTCCCCTGCTTGGTGGCTCCCTGAACGATCGTCGGAACCCACAGGTCGAGGTTCTCAAGAGCCTTGCGGTTCAGCTGCCCATAGACGGAGTCCGGGTTGGTGACCGATCGCTCGTGCTCTCGCTCGGCGCGGAGGCGCGCGGAGTCGGGGAACAGCGCGTCCATGGTGTCGAACCAGCCGTCGGGAAGCATCGGCAGGCTCTGCAGCGTCGCGTCGGGGAAGCTGAAGCGCGACAGGTACTCGTAGGGCTTGCCGGTCTCGGGATGAATCGTCGGGGGCAGAACCGTCTGCTGACCGTCAGCCAGCAGCTCGCAGATCTTGTGGTGCGTCTGGCTGTCGTCGTCCCACGCATACCATACGACCTTCTTCTGCTCGCCGGGGACGCGATAGAACGCGGTCAGTCCCTTCTTCCCGCGCTTCTTGATGGTGCGCGCGGGGAGGGTGGCCATGATGGCATCGATGATCTTCTTGTCCTCGGTGTCGATGTCGACACCGACGATGCCGCCGGACGGCTGCCCGAGAAGCAGGCCGATGCCGGCGTCGGCAACGCGCTTCTGCCAATCCCGCACCATTGAGCGTCCATGCTCGGTGCGGATGTCTGCGTCGCGCCAGTGGGAGACGGGAACGGCGTTGCCCAGCGCATCCACGAAGCCCGGGCTCTTGCGGTTGGAGATGGGGAGCGGCGTGTAGCCCGCATCCACGAACGAGGCTGCGAGATCGCGGAAGATGGACATCTATGGGAACCTCAGAAGTTACGAATAGACTTCGTAACTTATTTGCATGTTCCCATTCTGTCAATCATCACTTGCCGATCACGCAAACTCTCTCCACACGCCGACGACGAACCCATCGACCTCAAGAGACGAGATCTCGACCGGCTCGTCTCCGACCACGGCGCAGGCAACGCCACCGCGCAGAACAACCGACCGGACGACATGCCGATAGAATTCGCCCTTGCGTTCGGTGATCACGACGAAGCCTCCGTCCTGCGGCGCGGCCCGCATGGCGGCCGGCGGCACGACGATCACGAACGAGCCGCGCGGCGCGACGATGCGGGCGTGGTCATCGAGGACCTGATAGGCGAAGTGGTTGTAGTTGCGGTATCGCCCGAACGGCAGCACCGGAACGAAAGCGACCTGCGGGGACTCCTCGCCCTCGGACCACGTCCGCTCCGACGCCTCTCCGAGAACCTTGATCATGCGCTGCGTCCCGACCTCGTCGGAAGGATTCTCTGCGAACAGTTCGGCAGGACGAACGCGCAAGGCATCGGCGATCTTGCTCATCCAATCGCTCGTGAGTCGGCGCTCGCCGGCCTCAAGGCGGCTGATGCTGCCATCGGTGCAGCCGACCAGCTTCGCGAGATCGCGCTGAGACATCTTGCGCATCTCGCGTATCTCTCTGATACGATTGGGCATTTTGGCCATGACGTTTTTTCTCCTGTTTACGCTTGACGGTGAGCTGCGCGTCTGGCAGTTTGCATGCTGCCAAACGGACAGATCCGGTTGGCCCCGATGACGAATCATGGTCTACATCAAATTTGTCATCTTGGCAACCACGAGTCGCAAGAAAGTTAACGAATGGCTTTCGACCTCTCTTCCATCACCTCGGTTCAGGCCGACATGCCGCCGCGCATCGTGCTCTACGGAACGCAGGGCATCGGCAAGACGAGCCTCGCTTCCGAGATGCCCGCCCCCGTCTTCCTCCAGACCGAAGAGGGCACGCCCTACGGCAAGGAGATCAAGGCGTTCCCGCCGGTCACCACCTACAAGGACGTGACCGACGCCATCACCACGCTCGCCACCGGCGATCACCCGTTCAAGACGCTGGTGATCGACACCATCGATGCGCTGGAGCCGATCATCTTCGCCTCCGTCTGCGCCGACAACAACTGGCGGTCGATCGAGGACCCCGGCTACGGCAAGGGCTACGTCGAGGCCGAGACCAAGTGGCGCAACCTGCTCCACTGGCTCAACTCCTTGCGCAAGTCGCGCAAGATGAACATCGTCTATCTCGGTCATTCCGAGATCGTCACGTTCCAGCCGCCGGGTCTCGAACCCTATGCGCGCTATCAGCCGAAGCTGCACAAGCGCTCGATGCCGGTGCTGATCGACGATGCCGACATCGTCGCCTTCGCGAACTACCACGTCGAGTTGAAGAAGACCGACGTCGGCTTCAACAAGCAGGTCTCGCACGCCGAGGGCGGCGGCACGCGCCTCCTCTTCTTCGAAGAGCGCCCCGCCTACGTCGCCAAGAACCGATACGGCCTCGGCGCCTACACGCCGCTCGTCCCGGGCGGCACGGCGAAGTTCCTCCTCGACAAGACCCCCATGGCACGGTGACCGACATGCCGATGAATGATGAAATCATCACCGTCACCGACGCCGCGAACTTCGAAGAGTTCGAGATCCGCATCGACGCCGACGGCGATCTCGCCATCAGCGGGCAGGATTCGATGGGCTGCAACATCTACATCCGCCGCGCCGACATCCAGCGCGTCGTCAACTTCCTCGCCCTCAAGGGCTTCAAGCCGGAGATCTGATCATGGCTGCACTTCCCGGTGGCTATCACGACACCAACGTACACAAGCCCGGCGACGGCTCGGCGACCGGCGGAGCGACGCTCCTCCCGCCCGGCGTGAGCCACTTTCAGGTCGTCGAGTCCGACGGCAAGCCCGCCAAGTCCGGAAAGGGCTATGTCATCGGCCTGACGCTCGAAGTCATCGCTGGCGACTACGTCGGGTCGCGGGTCTTCTGGTCGATCAACTACCAGCACACCAATCCGAAGGTCGAGGCGATCGGCAAGCGCGAGTGGTCCGACCTCTGCGCGGCCATCGGAATCGCGGGCACGATGGACACCAACGAGGTCCACTACAAGCCGTTCTACGCCCGCCACGATGTCGAGCCCGCGTCTCCGAACCCGGCCGGCGGCATGTTCTCCGAGCGCACCCGCGTTCGCGGCGCTCTGCACGGCAAGGGGCTGGCGGAGTTCCTCGCTGCCAGCGGAGGCGGTCAGGCCCCGCAGGTCCATCCGAACCATCCGGCGTCTTCGCACCAGCCGCCGCAGACCTATCAGCAGCAGGCCTACGCTCCGCCGCAGGCCTTCCAGCCGCCTCCGCAGCAGTCCGTTCAGCAGGCGGCTCAGCAGGCTGGCGCGGCTTACACTCCGCCGATGGCTCCGCCGCAGACCTTCCAGCCGCCGGGCGCCCCTCCGCAGGGCTTCCAGCCGCCGCCGGCCGGCCAGATCTATCCGCCCCCGACTCCGTCCGGCTCGATGCCGTGGGAGCGCTGATCTTCGCATGCATCTGGAGTTGCCATTTCGGCAACTCCAGATGCATGCCCGAGTGGCAGGAAGGAATACCGAGATGAACGTCATCACGATCACCCCCGAGGTCCGCGTCTCCGCCACGACTCCCGAACAGGAGATGGAGTCCGCCTTCAACACGGCGATCCGAAACGCCGCTGCCTACGCGGCAGAAAAGGCCTCGTCGGACGGCTGCTCGTATGCCGAAGCCTTCGACCAGATCATGCGTGGTGCGGTCGCCGACGCCTACGCTGCGATGCAGCTCATCGTCGGCACGAAGTATTTCGATCCGGAAGACGGTGGCTACCTCCCGCTGCGCGACGCCATTCGCGCCCTTCTCCTCGCCGCCGGCCGCTCGGACACCCTCGTCACCGCCTGCGAAGCGACGAACGCCGCTGCCGGTCAGGCCTTCGATGCGCTGCGCAACATCGAGGAGGTCGTCACGGAGCTGCAGGACGTTCGCGACGAGCACGGATGCTCCAGTCGCATGTTCCGCACGGCTCTCGGCGGCGCGGTCGAGGAGATCCTGTCCGAGGTCGAGGAGATCATCGGAACCACGTTCGAGCGCCTTCCGGCCGAAGTCCGATGACAGTCGACCTCACGGGGATCGAGGACGGGGTGGCGGCTTATCAGTCCGCCACCCACTACACCCGGACTCCGAGCACCGGGAAGTACCCGATCCTGTACCCGGCTCTGGGCCTCGCCGAAGAAGCCGGCGAGGTGCTCGGGAAGATCAAGAAGATGGTTCGCGATGACAACGACGTCCTGACGGACGAGCGACGCGAACTGATCAAAGGAGAGCTTGGCGACGTGCTCTGGTACCTCGCCCAACTCGCAGCCGACTGCGGCCTCAATCTTGGAGAGGTTGCGTCATTCAACATCCGCAAGACCTACGACCGCAAGGATCGTGGCGTCATTCATGGGAATGGAGACCATCGATGAAGCGATACCTCGCCGTCGCCGATCTGGAGACCGTCGCGACCAATGCCAACGCCGGCATCCTGACGATCGGGATCGCGGCCTTCGATCTCGACCATCCGTTCGATGCTCCGAAGACCATCTACATCGCCCTTCACGGCGATGATCAGTCCAACCGAGATGTCGACTCCGGCACGATGGAGTGGTGGGGCCAGCAGGACCAGCGTGCCTACGAGGCAGCGTTCGAAGGCGACAACCAGATCGGCATGGACGAAGCGGCCGACAAGATCATCAACTTCCTGCAGCCGTTCGGCGACGAGTTCACGATCTGGGGGCACGGGCCGACGTTCGACGTCGATATCCTCGAAGACATGTTCGCCGAAGTCGAGCGCCCCGTCCCGTGGAGCTTCCGCGACATCCGAGACATCCGCACGGCCCGCGACCTGCTCGGCTTCGACATCACCTTCGAAGGCGATGAGTTCCCGCACCACGCCCTGCACGACGCGACCGCCGAGGGCCGCTCTCTGGTTCAGGCGGTCTTCAAGTCCGGCGTCCGATCGACGGGCTGGCGCCCTTGATCAACGCCATCTCGGCCGAGGAGACGGCGCGCGCCCGCGCCGTCGCCGAGCAGATCATCTACTCCACTCGCGGGATCTTCCCGATCGAAGAGATCACATCGCTGATGGACCACCCGGGGGATCCGACCGGCGTCATCCGCCAACTCCTCGTCGAAGGCGTCGAGGCCGGCCGTATCACCAAGCACGACTTCACCACCGGCGCCATGTTCGCCATCAAGACGGAGTACCTGCGATGAGTCAGAAATCCCAAGCCGCCCTGATCGCCTCGATCTGGGGCCGACAGCCGACCAGCGCGCGGGCGCGCAACTCCAGCACCTACAAGTCGAACCGTGTGGACGGATACGTGTCCCCGATCGATGCGGAGAACGAGCACATCAACAACATGTCGAGCGCGCGCGGGTCGACCGACACCTACGTCAAGCACCCGACGAAGGGGTGGCGCAAGATATCGTTCAAGCGCGCCAAGGCCGAGCAGATCGTCGCCTTCATCAAGCGCGGCCTCGCCGGGCGCCGCAGCGACGGGAGCCTCGGCATCGACACGGCGGCGATCCAGCGGCTGCTCACTCCGCCGAAGTTCCCCGGCGTTCTGGCCTGACGCCAAGAATGCTGCCAATATGGAAAGGCCCGTCTTTCGGCGGGCCTTTTCTGTTGACCGAGAATTCGCAATCTGCCATATTGGCAGCAATCACCGCGCCCTGCAGCCGCTCGACGCACTGGTGGCACCCGGTGTCCAAGCAACGTTTCCAGTTCGCCGGACATCTGGTGCCAATTTCAGGAGACAGGCATGGAATTCGAGCCCTTGCCCGAAGGTAAGTTCGACGTGCTTTACGCCGATCCTAACTGGACGTTCAAGACGTTCAGCGAGAAGGGCAAGGACAAGTCCGCCGACAAGCACTACGCGTGCTCTCCGATCGAGCAAATCTCCGCGATGCCTGTTGCCAATTCGGCAGCAAAGAATTGCGTCCTCTTCCTGTGGGCGACGGCGCCGCTGCTCCCACAGCAACTCGGCGTAATGGAAAGATGGGGCTTCAAGTACAAGTCTCATTTCATCTGGGACAAGCGCCGCGTTGGCACGGGGTACTGGGCTCGAAATCAGCACGAGCTGCTGTTGATCGGAACAAGAGGGAAGCCGAAGTGCCCGGCTCCTCCAGAGCGCATCGCCTCTGTCCTGTCGGAGAAGAGACGCGAGCACAGCCGCAAGCCGGAAGCAGCGATCGATTGGATCAACAAGACCTATCCGCACCCAGAGTTCCGCAAGCTGGAGATGTTCTGCCGGCAGCGTCGGTTCGGGTGGGAGGCGTGGGGAAACCAGCTCGACCATTTCCCGTCCGAACAATCCGAAATCGAAGAAGCCATCAAGAGGGCAGCATGAATATCGAGTTCAATATCAAGGTCGGCGACGAGTACATACTCGACAACAACATCATCATCGCAGTCACCAAGGTCCACAAGACGGGACGGGTGAAGCTCGGCGACATGTCCTATCAGTTCACACCGCTCTGCCACGACGCGCGCCGCGACGAAGATGGACGCTATGTCGCTGACATGCTGAGCTGGTCGTCACGTGAGTATCGCTGGGGGCACAAGACGGCGATGCTCGCGACGCCGGTGCGCCGCGCCGAATTCGCTCATCGTCGAAAGGTATTCGAGGCCAAAGAAGCGATCCACTCGGCGGAGCGCGCCATGTCGGCTGTCTGCCGCAGCGGATCCGACGATCAGATTCTGGCGCTTGCCGAGAAGGTGAGGGGGCTGATCTGATGGCGAAGCTGCCCGATGATCGCGAGCCGAACACGATCGGCGACCAGATCCGAGACCGAGTCTATTCCGCGTGGGAGGCCAACGCTGGTCCGGAATACTACTCGCTCGGCGCAAACGCATCCGACCTCAATATCGAGTGCATTCGCGCGAAATACTACGACATCCGCTGGGTGAACAAGCTGGAGAAGAAAGACGGCCGCATCCTTCGCCTGCTCGATACGGGCAAGCGCGAGGAGGACAGGATTGCCGACGACCTTCGCCGCGCCGGAATCGAAGTGTGGACGGTGGCGAGCGACGGGCGCCAGTTCCCGGCGCGGCTGCTCGGCGGGTGGGTGCGCGGCAAGCTCGACTTGGTGGCGCGCGGCTTCGATCACGCACCCGACCAGCCGTTCGTCGTCGAGGCCAAGTCGCACAACGCGAAGAACTTCAACAAACTGGAGAAGTACGGGGTCAGAAAGGCGAAGCCGGAGCACGAGCTGCAGCTGCGGTCGTACATGCGCGCTTACTCGATGCCGGGGATCTATGCCGCCGTCTGCAAGGACGACGATCGTGTCTACTACGAGGTTCTGGGCGACGACAACTCGGTGCTGGAGACGGCTCTTTCGCGCGTCCGCGCGGCGATTGTCGCCTTCGAGCCCCCCGCCAAGCTCAATGAGAACCCGGATGACAAGGGGGCGTTCCTCTGCAAGTTCTGCCGGTCTCTCGACATCTGCCACAAGGGTGAGATGCCGGCCGGCCGGTCATGCCGTTCCTGCGCGCACTCCACCTTCCGCATCGACGAAAACGCCCAGCTGCCGACCGTCGAATGCACCAAGTTCATGAAGCCGCTGACGATCGACGAGCAGCGCGCCGGGTGCGAAGCTCACCTATACGACCCGAACCTCATCCCGCATGCCAACGCGAAGTATCGCGAGGACAGCGAGACGATGGAATACACGCTCGCCGACGGCCGCATTGGAATCGACGGCGTCAACGTCAAGGCCAATCCCGGCCTCTACTTCCCCGAGGACCCCAATGCCTGCCCCTTCTGACAACGTCATCCAGTTTCCCGGCGCCCACAGGCCCGGAACGACCAAGACTCCCGCGACCATCCGCGTGATGATCGAAGGCATCGCCCGTGTCAACGGCGTGTCTCCCGAAGAGCTTTACGACATCGACGGCAATCGCTCTGCCCACGTGTCGGAGGTGCGCCGACGCGTGATGCGATACCTCGTATTCGGCGAGGGCATCAACGCCTTGGCCGCCGGCAAGATGATCGGGTACAAGGACCACACCTCGGCTCGCTTTGCCATTTTCGGGTCCAAGCGCGGCGCCAAGATCGGAATGGTCGAGCAGTATGCGACGCCGATCTGCGAGTCCTTCGGCGTCACCGTCGACTTCGCCGTCAACACCGCCAGCAAGGACGCGCTCGCTCGCCGCGTGCGCGGCGAGATCGTTCGGGCCATGCTGGAGGACGACGTGCCGGCCGGCCGCATCGCCCTGATGCTCGATGTCCCTGTCTCGACGGTCAACAACTGGGCCGAGGTGGCGTGATGCCATATGCGTGCGGCCCGGCGCTGACGTTCACGGAGATGGCTGGATGTTCGATCGTCGCGCTCGGCGTCGTGTCGGCCATTGCCAACATAATCGACCCTCCATCTCCGTGTCGCTTCGCCGTGAATCTGGTTGGCAGCACCGCAACCGTCGTTTTCGGATTGACGCTGCTGCCAATATGGTAGTATTAGTATTTCCAATCAGGCAATGGAGAGGGCCGATGAACATCGCCACCCGCATCACTCATACCGACACCATCTACAAGCTCGACAGCGCCGGCCTTGTCCGGTTCTGGTACGCGATGATCAATCACGACGCCGGGTGCTGGTGCTCCGTGTCCGGCATCGTCGGAAGTCCCAACCCGGTCCAGAGCGGGTGGACTGAATGCACCCCGCGAAGCCGCCAGACCGCCGCCGAACAGGCCGCGTTCGAAGCGGACGCCGAGATGCAGAAGAAGCTCGCTCGCGGCTACTACAAGTCCACGCGCGAGGCGCTGCAGCACGACGACAGCCGCGTTCCGATGCTCGCCCAGAAGTTCGGCGACGTCGATCTCTCCCGAGAGGAGAAGATCTACATCCAGCCCAAGCTCGACGGCATGCGCTGCATCGCCACGAAGGACGGCCTGTGGTCGCGACAGGGGAAGCGGATCATGTCGTGCCCGCACATCGAGGAGGAGCTGCGGCGCGTGTTCGCCATCTGCCCCGACGTCGTGCTCGACGGGGAAATCTACAACCATGATCTCAAGAGTGACTTCAACCGGATCATGTCTCTGGCACGCAAGCAGAAGCCTTCTGCGTCCGACCTCGCCGAAGCCAAGGAGCTTCTGCAGTACCACGTCTATGACGTGATCGACGACGAACGCTCGCTGGAAGAACGGCTCGGCTCGATCTGGGAGCTGACCGGGCTGATGGTGCTCGACAGCGTCCGCCCGGTCCAGACGCTCGTGACCAATCACACCGGCACCGACCGGGACAGCTGGCTCGACGCGACGTTCGAGATGTGGCTGTCCGAAGGGTACGAGGGAATGATGGTGCGCACCAATGCGCCCTACGAGCACAAGCGGTCGAAGGCCCTTCTCAAGCGTAAGGCGCTGGAGACCGAAGAGTTCAAGCTGATCCGCGTCGAGGAAGGCAATGGCAACTGGGCCGGCGCCGCGAAGCGAGCCGTCGTCGAACTTGAGGACGGTCAGACGTGCGAAGCCTCCATCGCCGGAACCTATGCCGAGAACGCCCAGCGCCTCGCCAACAAGGACCAGCTCGCCGGCACCATCGTCACCGTCCGTTACCTGAACCGAACCCCCGAGAACAAGCTGCGCGGTGGAGTCGTGATCGACTTCCACGGCTCCAAGCGCGAGGACTGATCATGAACAATGCCTTCACCAAGCTCGCGCTCGCGCTCGTCGTCAGCGCAACCACACTGACGGGCTGCGCATCGGACGCAGACGTCGCCTCGCGCAATCTGTCGAGGGCCGCCGACCAGTTCGAGATCAACCGTCGTATCGTCTTCTACAACGGGATCACGAACGACTTCATTCTCGTGATCGAAGGTCTGTGCTCTCTCGGAAACTTCGACAAGGCTCGCGAACTGACGGTGACTTGCAAGACCGGGCCGGGCGAATTCAAGAAGCACTTCCTCGGACTGTCGGACAACGTCACCTTCTTCGCCGAGCAGCTCGATGCCGCCGCCAGCAGCACAAGCCGGTACCGCGTCATCTTCAAGCCGTCCTCTCTCGTCAACAGCGTCGAGATGAAGTGATCGGCACAGCGAAATGGACTCCGAGGGGTTGACCGTCCCTCGGAGTCCTGCCAAACAAGCAATATAATAATTGACATGGAGGCAGCATCTATGGCTGTCGAGCTTCGTCCATACCAGCTTGAGGCCGTCGAGGCGCCTATCAACTACTGGGCCGGAGGCGGGCAGGGGAACCCGCTGATCGTCGCATCGGTCGGTGCTGGGAAGACCCTGATTCAGGGCGGCCTCGTGAAGCGGCTGCTCCACGCTTGGCCGGCCCTCCGCATAGGGCTGATCGTTCACCAGAAGGAGCTGATCGATCAGAACTTCGCTGCGCTGCTCCGCGTCTACCCCGGGGTTCCGGCGGGACTTGTTGCCGCGTCGGTCTCTTCGAAGAAGCAATACAGGTCTCAGGTCGTCGTCGGATCGATCCAGACCATGTATGGCAAGAACGCCAAGCTCGGCCCGTTCGACATCATCATCATCGACGAGTGCCACCGGGTTAATCTGGAAGAAAAGGGCCAGTACAGGAAGTTCATCGCAGAGAACCAACGCCTGTGCCCGCACGCCCGCATCATTGGCCTCACCGGAACCGCGTTCCGAACCAAGGGTGGATCGCTGGTCGAAGGGGACGAGAAGATCTTCGACGAGATCGTCTACGACATTGGTATGGGCTTCTTGATCGCTCAGGGATACCTCGTCCCGCCGGTGCCGTGCCCGGTCAGCACCAAGTTCTCGCTCGACGGTGTCAGGACCGGGTCGAATGGCGACTACATGGAGTCCGACCTGCAGAAGGCATTCGACAATGATGACCTGACGCGGGCGGCGGTCGCCGAGATCGCCACGGCCGTGTTCGCGCGGCGCCAGCAGGTAGGATACGCCTCCGGCATCGTCTTCTGCGCTGGCGTCGAGCACGCGCAGCACGTGGCTGGCGCCATGCGGGCAGCCGGCCTGCGCGCCGAGGCCGTCTACGGCGACATGGACAAGAAGCGCCGCGCCGACCTCTTGCGCTCTGCCAAGGCCGGCGAGCTGGATTTCCTGTGCGGTGCAGACCTGCTGACGACAGGTATCGACATCCCGAGGCTGAATATCCTCGCGTGGTTGCGCGCCACCAAGTCTCCCGGGCTCTGGGTGCAGATGGGCGGGCGCGGCGTCCGCCTGTCGCCGGAGACCAACAAGTTCGACTGCTGGATGCTCGATTTCGCCGGCAACCTTGAGCGCTGCGGGCCACTCGACAACCCGAACGTTCCGAAGACGAGGAAGAAGAAGAAGCCGACGGACTCGATCGAGCTGGCGCCTCAGAAGCAGTGCCCAGAGTGCGGAGCTGGCGTCGCGATCAGCATGCTGATCTGCCCGGAATGCCAGCACGAGTTCCCAGAGCCAGAGCACGAGCCACACGATGCCCAGTTCACCGATGCCGAGTTCATCGAGGCGCGGCGAGCGTTGCAGTGGCGACGGGTGGACACTCTGCGCCCGAATGTCCACCACAAGTTCGGAAAGCCCGACAGCCTGCGCGTGCGCTATATGCAGGGCGATACGACGGAGCTGGCGAACGAGTTCTGGTGCTTCGAGCACACCGGCCGCGCCCGGCGCACTGCGTGCGAGCAGTGGCTCGCCAACGGCGGCCAGCACCCGATCCCCAACTCGACTGACGAAGCGATGCATCGCTTCCACGAGATCACGCCGCCGACGGCGGTTCAGCTCGTTCCAGATCCGGACAATCCGAAATTCAAGCGCGTCACAGCTCGACGATACGACAACCACGAGGACATCGCCGCATGAACATTCGCGCCTGCATTGCTGCCATTCTGGCAGCGCCGCTTGCCGCCTGCTCAACCACCGACAACAACGGCGCAGAGGCCGCTGCCCTGACGAGCCCACGGAAGGTCGTCGCCAGCGTCTACCATGAGCCACAGCGCATCGCCTGCGGCGGCGGCCGATTCCGCCCTCACGGGGTGACGTTCGCCCACAAGACGCTGCCGTGTGGAACCAAGGCTCGCTTCCGGGCCAACGGGAGGACCGTCGTCGCCACTCTCAACGATCGCGGACCCTACGTCCGTGGACGCGATGTCGACCTGTCGCTCGGAGCCGCCAACGCGCTCGGGCTCGGATACTCGGTCCACAAGGTCGAGATGGAGATCGTTCGATGACCGAGAGGACCTGCGAAAACTGCCGCCACTCCGCCTATGTCGGCGGACCTTGCGGCGAGTGCTCGTGGTACGCGGGCCGACCTACCAACTTCGAACCCAAGGAGACCACCGTGACTATCACTCGCACCTTCACGCCGCGCGTCGGCAACGGCTTCATCGTCCGTTTCGCAAACGGCGAGGAGCGCCCAGCGCGCATCATTTGTCTCGACGCCAAGACGCGCGGTGGCCCGATCATTGCGTGCTGGAGAACACAAGACGGGACCGAAGTTGTCATGCAGGCCGGTCCCGATGGCGACCCGGGCATCGATGGCGCCAACGGCCGCCTCTACGACGCGCCGAAGGTCGAGGACGCATGGGCCAACATTCACGACAGCACTGCGACGGTGAGGCTCTACAGCACGCGAGAGATCGCCAATCAATACGCCAACTCGGATCGCATCGGCCTGCTGCACTTCCAGATCATCGACGGTGTCCCTTCCAACCCGGAGTTCGTCGGATGACCAAGAGCGAACGCATCATCTGCGCGCTGGTCAACGCCGCCGCCGGCCACTCAGCCGAGCACGTCGCCGAATGGAACAGGACGTCGGTCGCCACTGAGCGCGACAGCCGGAAGTGCGCCATCGAGGCGCTCTCCGCCAGAAACATCACGGGTGCCGTCGTTATGGCGCTCGACAACGGCGTGTTCGACTTCATCGACGTCCGCTGCGCCAGCAGCGCGCCGACGGTCGAGAAGCACTCCGTCATCGCTCGGTGGAATGAGCGCATCAAAGGTCTCTCGCTCGTCGGAAGCGACCCGAAGTGGTGGCAGGAGATCAGGTATGGCACTTTTCGGCGTCCGTGACTTCATGATCTGCTGCGTCTGCCACGGCGAAACGCACCAGATCGGCATCCACTATGACGAATACAATCGCCGCAACAAGGAGTGGGATCGCCACATCTTCTGGTGCTGCGAAGAGTGCGGCCCTCAGCGCGCGGAGAAGTACGCCATGACGAAGGTTAACACGCCGGCCATCGCCGAGAACAACGAGGCGCATGCGATCCGCGAGGGCGGACGCGCGGCCGGCCAGTACCTGATGCAGACCGGCAAGTTCGACATGCGCGCCATGACACCCGAAGAGTGGGAGACGTTCCTGACCACCTTCCTCGCCGCCTACGAGGCGACAATTCGCGAAAAATACGGTTGACACATACTTGCCAATATGGCAGTGTCTGTACATCCAAAGCGGCAAGGCCGCAATCCCAACAACGACATCGGAGGCACCATGTCGAATTCCACCCTGAACGTCACCGTCGAAGGTCGCAACTACGTCGTCGAACACACCGCCGCCGGCTCCATCGTCTCGATCAAGCGCGAGCAGTCGCGCGACGGCAAGACCTACCTCGTTCCGCTGAACAAGAACGCCAAGCCGCACAAGTCGGCCTACGCCGCCGTCGTCGCCGCCGTGACCACGCCGGCCGCCGCCTGACCGTCCTGATCAGGCGCGAGCCCGCCGCAGTGCGGCGGGCTCCAGCAAGATCAGGAGAATGCAATGAAGACCATCGACGATAAGACACGCGGAGTCGCGCTCCGCGTGCTCAAGAACGCCAAGGAAACAGCTGCCATTCTGGCAGCTCAGGACTGCCAGCCCGCGCTCAAGGCTCATCGGCTCAGCGAGCTTGAGAGCCTGTCGAATGCGATCGCCTCTCTTGAGGCTCCGCAAGAGATCAGCGAACGCGTGCAGGACAGGATCATTGCCCGGGCGAACGCTCTTGGCTATGGACCATCCGCCGCGATCCGCTACGTCTTCGACCAGATCGGCATCAGCATCACTCAGGATGAGTTGACGATGTCGGGATCCCCTTACGGGTTCGATGTCTCCGGCCGGTTCAGCGTGTTCTTCAAGCACGAAGATCTCGAAGGCCCGAGGAAATGATCATCACAGCTACGCTTGAGGACAAGTTCCTCGCTGTACTTGCAGACTGCGATCTCGAAGAGTCAATCAGGCGGACGCGCGTCTGCCTGACCCACGAGGCTGATCGGCTGCGGCTTGGGCTGCAGTCATACTGCCCGCATTATCACAAGTTCCTGATCGACACGCTGGATGCACTCACCGCGCCGGCGAAGGAGGCCGCATGAGCAATCACGACATCATCGACGGCAAGAACGTCCCGATCTATGCGTGGCGCAAGGGCGTGGAGTTTGACGACAACACCGTCAGGCAGCTCTCCAACATCGCAGCGCTCCCGATCGCGCACCATCACGTCGCGGCCATGCCGGATGCGCACGTCGGCATCGGAGCGACCGTCGGATCGGTGATCGCCACCAAGGGCGCGGTTATCCCCGCCGCCGTCGGCGTCGACATCGGGTGCGGCATGGCAGCAGTGAAGCTGTCGATCAACATCGATGATCTTCCCGATCATCACGCCATTCGCTGCGCCATCGAGGCGGCTGTCCCTCACGGGCGAACCGACAACGGCGGGAAGAACGATCGCGGCACCTTCGTAACGCCGTCGCCGAGCGGCGCCGCCCGCTGGCGTCGGCTCAAGGAACGCTACGACGATCTGTGCGAAGACCACCCGAAGATGCGGTCACACAAGACGGCCGAGTTCGTCGGCACTCTCGGCACCGGAAACCACTTCATCGAGATCTGCGCCGATGCGGCAGGGGCTGTCTGGGTGATGCTCCACTCCGGATCGCGCGGCCTCGGCAACAAGATCGGCTCCTATTTCATCGCCGAGGCGAAGCGTGAAATGGAGCGGTGGGGCCTGACGGACACCCTCCCCGACAGTGACTGCTCCTACCTCGTCGAGCACACGGAGATCTTCGACGATTACGTTCGCGCCGTCGAGCTTGCTCAGGAGTTCGCCGAGGAAAATCGCAAGGAGATGATGTCGGCGACGCTCAAGGCGCTTCGCGGCGTCGCTGGAATGCCGGCGTTCAGCGTCACCGATACGGCGATCAATTGCCACCACAACTACATCAGCCGCGAGTTCCATTTCGGCGAGGAGACGATCGTCACCCGGAAGGGTGCCGTCAGCGCGTGGAAAGGTCAGCTCGGCATCATCCCCGGCTCGATGGGTACCGGCAGCTTCATCGTTCGTGGGCTCGGAAACGAGCAGTCCTTCTGTTCGTGCTCGCACGGCGCCGGGCGGCGCATGTCGCGCGGCGAGGCGAAGAAGAAGATCTCGCTTGAGATGCACTGCGCGGCCGTCGAAGGCATCGAGTGCCGCCGAGACGAGGATGTGCTGGACGAGAGCCCGGCCGCCTACAAGGACCTCTTCGCCGTGATGGCAGCGCAGGACGACCTCGTCGAGATCGTCGCCAGATTGACCACCGTGATCAACGTGAAGGGCTGAGGCATGGAGGTTTGGAGCACGTTTGGCGACGACATCATCGCCCGCCACCGCCGCCGGCAGCGTCTGCAGGCAGTCAGCGGCTGGATCATCGCCGCGCTCTTCGCCATCGCCGTCCTGATCGATGTTTTCATCTGACGGTTTGGCAGGCAGCATGAAATGGCAGAATCGTACTTGCCAAATTTGATGTGAGGCGCGATGATACGGCTCATGACACTGCCCGAGGCAAGCGACCGCATGTTCGGGGGCGCGATCTCGACGAGGTCGCTCCTTGGACACATCCGCACCGGCTCCCTGTCGGCTGCGAAGATCGGCGGCAAGTACCTCGTGAGCGAGGCTGATCTTGAGAGGATGGTAGAGAAATGCCGAGACCGAGTAAGGGAGCCCGACTCGTCTTCAACGACCAGCGAGGCCTCTGGTACATCCGCGACGGAGATGTCAAGCGCGGCACTGGAGCTGATCGCGCACATCGGCTCGACGCAGAACAAGCGCTCGCGCGGTACATCGCCGAAAAAGCAGCGTCAGTAAGAGAGGCCGACGGTCCAGTCCGCTCGATCGAGCACGTCGGTGTTGCCGAGGTTCTCCGCTACTACGCCGACACGCGGTTCAAGGATCTGGCGTCCGACGCCCAAGCCCTCAGTATCAAGGCGCTCGCGCCGTTCTGGGCCGACAGGAAGCTCGCGGACGTCCGCGCCTCGACCTGCGCCGCCTACGTGGCGTGGAGGACGGCGCAGCCCGTCAGGAACGCCCCCAAGCGCCGCGTGCAATCTTCCACGGCGCGGCGAGAGCTTGGCGTGCTCAACGCCGCCATCCAAGCCTACCACGCCGAGTTCCCGCTGCCGTCTGTACCGACCGTCACGCTTCCTCCGGCGGCGCCACCGCGCGAGCGGTGGCTTCGGCGGGAGGAGGTTGCCGGCCTCCTGCGTGGACGCCGCGCAGTCCGCTACAAGGACGAGCGCGAGGCCTTGAAGCGCTTCATCATGATCGGTGTCTATACCGGCACGCGCAGTGGGGCGATCAAGGGGCTTCGTTGGGATCGATCGCCTGACGGCGGCTGGATCGATCTGGAACGCGGCGTCATCCATCGAGCAGCCGAAGGCGAGCAGCAGACGAAGAAGCGAAAGCCGCCCGTGAAGATCCCGTCGCGCCTGATGCCATTCCTGCGCCGCTGGAAGGCCGCCGACGGCCGCTCCTTCGGCCCGGTGATCCATATCGGCGGAGATCCGGTCGTGGACCTCGGGAAGTCGTGGGCGGCGGCGCGCGCGTTCGCCGGTCTCGACTCCGACGTCGTCCCTCACATCATGCGCCACACGACCTGTACGTGGCTGGCGCAGGCTGGCGCCGACGCCAACGACGCCGCCAACTTCGTCGGCATGAGCCTGCAGATGTACACCAACGTCTACGGGCACCATCACCCTGATTTCCAGACCGACGTCGCGGATGCAGCAAGCCGAGGGGGGCGGAGATGAACGGAAGAAAGCTGGCTAAGCTACAGGCGATGATCGACGAGACGGTCGAGGCGTGCAGCGCTTTTTTCAAGGCGCAGCACAAGCTCAATGAGTGGTGCCTTGAAGAATACGGAGTCTCGCCCGGCGATGTTGATGCAGACGATATTCTCGATTCCGTGTTCGGAGGATGCGGAGAGCCGTCATCAATCAGAGCCAAGGAATTCGATGACGTAATGAGAGAGTGCTCCGGCTCAAGGAGGGGTAGGTGAGCAAGAACACGAAGCGCTGTTGCGGGAACTGCGACCTGTGGCCGGCTGAGCCGTCACCGCACTCAGATAGGAGCCGCCCCTGCGGGTGGGCCGTTCCGGATCTCCCATTCTGGGCGTCCATACTGGAAGGCGACGACCACGCCGACTGGACGCGAGCTGAGGACGGTACGCGGTGTGGCTGCTTCTTCCCGAGGGCTGAGCCGTGAAGTTACGCCTATCGATCGACGGCGGAGTGACCTATCGAGAGATCGACGGTCGCCTCGTGACCGTGTCCCCGAACATGAAGACGCTGCTCGACCACCTTCCGCCTGACGACGGACCAGACGACAGCATCAGGCTGGCGGTGGCGCGGTCGAAGCCGTTCCACTCCAGTTTCGTCGTCGTCACATCGACTCCCTGA